CCTGTATCACCTTTAGGACTTGAACCTTGAGCACCTTGAGCACCTTGGTCACCTTTAGGACCTTGAGCACCTTGAGGACTTGCCCCTTGAGCACCCGTTGCTCCTTGAGCACCTTGAGGACCTTGAGCACCTTGAGCACCAGTTGGACTGGCACCTTGAGCACCTTGAGAACCTTTTGGTCCTTGAGCACCTGTATCTCCTTTTGGACTTGCACCTTGAGCACCTTGTTCACCTTGAGGACCTTGAGCACCTTGAGCGCCAGTTGGACTGGCTCCTTGAGCACCTTGAGAACCTTTTGGTCCTTGAGCACCTTGAGCTCCCGTAGGACTTGCACCTTGAGCACCTTGGTCACCTTGAGGACCTTGTGCCCCTGTATCACCTTTAGGACTCGAACCTTGAGCACCTTGTGAACCTTTTGGTCCTTGAGCACCTTGAGCACCTTGAGGACTTGAACCTTGAGCACCTTGAGAACCTTTTGGTCCTTGAGCACCTTGTGCACCAGTTGGACTTGCACCTTGAGCACCTTGGTCACCTTGAGGACCTTGAGCACCTTGAGCACCTTGGTCACCTTTAGGACTAGCACCTTGAGCACCTTGTTCACCTTGAGGACCTTGAGCACCTTGTGCACCAGTTGGACTGGCACCTTGTGCACCTTGAGAACCTTTTGGTCCTTGAGCACCTTGAGCCCCCGTAGGACTTGCACCTTGAGCACCTTGAGAACCTTTAGGACCTTGAGCACCTGTATCTCCTTTTGGACTTGCACCTTGAGCACCTTGGTCACCTTGAGGACCTTGAGCACCTTGTGCACCAGTTGGACTTGCACCTTGAGCACCTTGGTCACCTTTAGGACCTTGAGCACCTTGAGCCCCCGTAGGACTTGCTCCTTGAGCACCTTGAGGACCTTGAGCACCTTGAGCACCTGTATCACCTTTAGGACTTGAACCTTGAGCACCTTGAGCACCTTGGTCACCTTTAGGACCTTGTGCTCCCGTAGGACTTGCACCTTGAGCACCTTGTGAACCTTTTGGTCCTTGAGCACCTTGAGCGCCAGTTGGACTGGCACCTTGAGCACCTTGGTCACCTTTAGGACCTTGAGCACCTGTATCTCCTTTTGGACTTGCACCTTGAGCACCTTGTTCACCTTGAGGACCTTGAGCACCTTGAGCCCCCGTAGGACTTGCACCTTGAGCACCCGTACTTCCTTTAGGTCCTTGAGCACCTTGTGCACCAGTTGGACTGGCACCTTGAGCACCCGTATCTCCTTTAGGACCTTGTGCACCTGTATCTCCTTTAGGACTTGAACCTTGAGCACCTTGAGCACCTTGGTCACCTTTAGGACCTTGTGCTCCCGTAGGACTTGCACCTTGAGCACCTTGTGAACCTTTTGGTCCTTGTGCACCTTGAGCACCTTGAGGACTTGCACCTTGAGCACCTGTATTACCTTTAGGACCTTGTGCACCTTGAGCACCTTGGTCACCTTTAGGACTAGCACCTTGAGCACCTTGTTCACCTTGAGGACCTTGAGCACCTTGTGCACCAGTTGGACTGGCACCTTGAGCACCCGTATCTCCTTTAGGACCTTGAGCACCTTGAGCACCTGTTGGACTTGCACCTTGAGCACCTTGGTCACCTTTAGGACCTTGAGCACCTTGTGAACCTTTTGGACTGGCACCTTGAGCACCTTGTGAACCTTTTGGTCCTTGTGCACCTGTATCTCCTTTAGGACTCGAACCTTGAGCACCTTGAGCACCTTGAGGTCCTTGAGCACCTTGAGCACCTGTTGGACTGGCACCTTGAGCACCCTGTGAACCTTTTGGTCCTTGTGCACCTGTATCACCTTTAGGACTCGAACCTTGAGCACCTTGAGAACCTTTTGGTCCTTGAGCACCTGTATCACCTTTGGGACTTGCACCTTGAGCACCTTGAGAACCTTTTGGTCCTTGAGCACCTTGTGCACCAGTTGGACTTGCACCTTGAGCACCTTGAGAACCCTTTGGTCCTTGTGCACCTGTTGGACTTGCACCTTGAGCACCTTGAGAACCTTTTGGCCCTTGAGCACCTGTATCACCTTTTGGACTTGCACCTTGAGCACCCGTACTTCCTTTAGGTCCTTGAGCACCTTGAGCCCCCGTAGGACTTGCACCTTGAGCACCCGTACTTCCTTTAGGTCCTTGAGCACCTGTATCACCTTTAGGACTGGCACCTTGAGCACCTTGTGAACCTTTAGGTCCTTGAGCACCTGTATCACCTTTTGGACTTGCACCTTGAGCACCCGTACTTCCTTTAGGTCCTTGAGCACCTTGTGCACCTTGAGGACTTGCACCTTGAGAACCTTTTGGCCCTTGAGCACCTTGTGCACCTTGAGGACTTGCACCTTGAGAACCTTTTGGTCCTTGAGCACCTTGTGTGGATGAACCTGAAGTACCTTGTGCACCTTGTGAACCTTTTGGCCCTTGAGAACTGGCACCTTGAGCACCCGTAGCACCTTTTGCACCTGTCGAACCTGCCGAACCTGTCGAACCTTTTTGTCCTTTTTGTCCTTTAGCACCTTGAGGACCTGTATTGTGTATTAGTAACTCACCTACAAAGTAATTATGGTCTGGTTCTACTTCGATACTTATAAGTTCTATTGGTTTTTCAACTAATTTTACTGAAGTTATCTTTATTCCATTGAAAAATGGAGTAGTACCACATTTACAATCACCACAACCACATGATTCGTTACCGACTGGTGAAACCCATTCACCATCTTTATATATTTTTATATCGACAGAAGTTTTTAGCTCAGTTCCGTCTGAAAGTTTAATTTGTAAGTAGGAATCGAGGGTTCTTTCCCATTTGGTTACAACCTTATTGTACCTAATGACTCCATTTTCAACATCATAACCTTTTATATAGTCACCAAGTTCAATATTAGACAAATTGATTGGAACACCTTGTCTTTTATTTACTCTTCCTTTGATGTCTACTAAGGTATCTTTATGTAATCCATGTATATGTTCCATATTCTACCCTTTAACTAACAAAATCAAGTCTTAATATTATTGTGAAACCAAATCCCCTTGACCTGGCCGATGCACCTCTATCTACTAATAAATTTAATCTTTCAGTAGCACTAAAACTATATGATGAACCAAAAGCATAGGTTGTTGGAACACCTGCGGTTGCTGATATTGTTCCATCTACTTCGGTTGAAATATTACCACTTTGATTTTTCCATTGTAATCCAACAGTACCACTTGTTGCAGATTGATGTGGACTTACAATTACTGATTCTATATATCCATCGGCAGGTGCTACATATTGCCAATAACCAGTTTGAACATCACTATCTATTTGGTTTATATTTGCAAATGGTACATAGCCAGTTAATTCACCTGCTTTTAGTACCTCACCATTTGTTACAATGATTTGTTTTTCTTTTGTTGCGTCAAGAGTTCCAAAAACCTCGACACCAGTATTACTTGCTCTTAGTCTTGTTGACCCATCTGTTACAAGTACTACTCTATCATTTCCACTAAATCCAACTTTAGTATTTGTATCACCACTATGTTCAATGTATGTTGGTATCTCTATTATACCAGATGCGGTAATGTCAACGGCAGATAAGCTTGCTTTACTCGTTAATGTATTATCTACGGTAAAACTCGTAAATCTACCATTGTTAAATGTTAGTGCTGATGTACCAACCGACCCTATATTGTCGGTTTGTGGGACAATATTTGCTCCTGCGTTAAATTGTCCTTCAAGTTGAAAACCACCTTCGAATAATACATCCGATGAGGCGGTTACTTTGTTTAATACGGCATTACTGCCAGAAGTTATTAATTTTTTCCAATTTGGCATATTCTAATCCTCTTTGCGGTTGGTAACTCAACTATTGAGCCCACTTCCCCTTTTCGGGGCCAACAACCAGGTTCTTTAATTTATTCCTTGTATATAAGTATCAAGAAAAAAAGAAAGAATTACCCTTTTGACTTTTTTGCTTTAGGAGTTTTGAGTAATCCAATCTCCATTTGGATTTTTTGTTGAAGATTTACCATCATAGATGCGTCAGCACCTGTAATTTGTAGTTTACTTAGAGCGATTTGGATTATCTTTAAATCTGGCTCTGTTAATCCATCATATTCTTGCATAACTTTATAATTTATCGTGTTCGTTTTGTAATTTTACTGCTAATTTATAGATTCGTTCAATATCTCGTCCTTGGAAAGTTCCATTGGATATTAAAAACAAGAGAACCTCAAGCTCATTTTTACTAAGCTTGAGGTTTGTCTCTTTTTTTTGTGGTTGTGTAGTTTTACTAATGTTTTTGTGATTCGACATAACTTTTTTTTTAATTATTAAGAATAAATCCAAATAGTTTCATCATCAGTTCTTACATTAATAGTACCTACTCCTTGGAATGTTGGAGCGGTTGTTGGGTTTGCACCCGTTGAAGTCTGAATATTACCTAATTTAGAATCTATATCTGCACTTGTTGCATCATGTGCTAATTCTTCGACAAATCCGAAGTTACCAGTACCTGCGCCAGTTCTTTCCCAATAGATTGCGTTACCTGCATTTGCAGTACCACTTGAACCACCAAATATAATACCAGTATCAGCGCCAGCTGAACCAGAATTGATAAGTATGTATTGGTCTTCTACATTTAAGTTAGCTACTTGTAATTCTGTTCTTGTACCTTCAACAGTTAAATCACCTGTTAGTATCAAATTTGCAAATTGTACATTAGAGTTATTTTTTACATTTTGGTTCATTGCACCTAAGTAACCCCATTGAGTTGCTGAGATTGTTGTTGTACCAATGTTTTCTAATTGTGCACCTTCGTCTGAAGTTAAGTTACTGATTTCAGTTATCGATGCTGCGGAGATTGAACCTGAATGTATTCCTGCACCTAATGCTGCGATTCCCGCTGCGTCAGTTACATCTGCACCATCTTCAACATTAATGATTGTTCTAACTTGTGCTGCAGTTAGTGCTTGAGGTGCACCTGCACCACCACCATTTGCTCTACCTTGAATTCTATCGGCTGCCATATTAGCTTGTTTTGCTAATGTAACACCACCATCTTTAACTCGTACTGCGTCTGAGTTAAGTTCGATTGTTGAATCATCAACACCTACTGCTAATGAGATAGTTCCATTACTTCCTGTATTAGTAGTAAATGAACCACCACCTGATAAACCATTACCTGCAGTTACTGTTATTGTTGAATTTTGAACACCACCTAATGCAGATACCTGTGCTGATGAGGATACAATTCCTGCACCTAATGCTCTAATTCCTGCTGCGTTGGTAAGTGCACCGATATCACTTGCTAATTCAGATGCACTTCTACCTTCTACATCTGTTCCGTTGATTCTTAAGAAGTCATTATCTACAATTTGAATACCACCTGCAATTAAAACCTGTCCTTCATTAATACCACTTGCTAATCCTTTTACAAATGAAAGATTAGTAACTTCAGAATCCATTAATGCACCTGCTGCGGTTATTTGAGTAGAACCTGATATAATTCCTGCACCCAATCCTCTAACACCTGCTGCCGTAAGTGAAAAGTTGTTTGCACCATCTGCGACATTAATCATTGTTCTAAGGTTAGCTGGAGTAATTTCTTCAATTACACCTGCACCTGCTGAATCTCTACCTAAGATTCTGTTAGTTGCCGATACATTTTGGATTTTAGCGTATGTTACACCATCATCCTTAATACTAATAGTTCTTGCTGCTGCACCATCATATGTGGTACCTGAGTTAAGTTGGATTGTCGAATCATCTACTGTAAGACTATTTCCAACTTGAGTTGCCGTTGTCGCCGTTGTCGCGTTTCCGGCTAAGCTACCTTTGAATCCTACTGATGCAGAAACTTCGGCTAAACTAGCTATCGAACCCGAGACAATGACCTTTTTCCATGTTGCCATTTTGTTTTTCCCTTTTAATTTATTTTTTAAACATTATGATACACAACCAATGCATCAATAGCGAAACTTCTTAAATCTATATACAATAAATATAGATTAATTTTTTATTAATTACCTATCCCCATATAAAAGTTAGATGCTGAATAAAACATTCCACCTTCTTCATATGTAGGTGTAGAACTTAATTCTTTGAACTTAATTACATTACTAACCCTAACGGAACCTGTTATATCTAAATTATTAGTAGTTGATTTGAAAGAACCTGTTGTTGTAAAGATTCCACCAAAACTTGAACCTGTAAAAGTATTCAATGCAGCAATACTTGTATTTGCTGAACCTGTAAAGTTATTTAGTGGTGTGATTACACTACTAACACCACCTTTAAATGTAGTTGAGTTAGTATCTAATGTAACAGTTGCTGCACCACTTGTTGCACCACCACTTAAACCATTTCCTGCTACTACACTTGTAATATCACCGGCACCACCACCGCCACCACCACTAATACCTAAATTAGTTGTATGGAATGATGCGGAATCATCCGTTCCATCATAACCCGGTGTAGAAAATGCAACAAACTTTCTTGTAACATATAATTGTTCGGTATGTTCTACCCAAATTACCTGTCCATCTCTAAGTCTGTCGTGATATATGCCTGTCATGTCTGAAGCAGAGGGTACAGTAGTCCAACCACCTTGTACATATTGTACTGATGTGAATGAGCCCGAAGCCCCACTTCTTACATAAATATCACCTGCCGTTGTTGCCATTTATCTTCTTCCTTTTATTATGGTGCTGACGCTGAGTCAGGCATTAAATAATATCTTGAGTTATTTGTATTTTCACCTTCTGCAAAAATCATTCCCCATCTTGTATATCCTTCTACTGCATTTTCAGTATTGAAATAATATACACCTGTTCCAATTGTACCAGGTATTGATGCGTCTTTTGCATATACATAGTATTCGTTTGCAGTACCCGTACTATCCGGCGGTACTCCATCATACATACTTACAGGTTTACCACCTTGATTCGATGCTGATGGGAATACTACTACTAATCTTTTTGAACCACCACTACTAAAGTTTATATATCCAAAACTTGATAGACCTGTTGCGCTACTATCTGATAGTGTTGTTTTTGAACTACTTCCAAATAATTGCATTGTACCACCAACATATGTTGGACTGAATGTTGTACCAAGTGAACCACTTTGTAATTTTGCAATTACTGAACCTGCTTCGATTCCTACTCCATCACCACCACTATCACCCATAGATGCGATTGCCGCTGCTTCACTTGCCGCAGAACCGCCATCCCATCCATAAACATATGTCTTAGCTACTGGGTTAAGAATTGTTATACTTCTATTATAACTTGTTGACTTATCAAAGTTGTCAAATACTGATGCGCTATAGTTGTAAGTCACACCATTACTAATTGTTCCTACACTTTGTAGTTGATATGATGATGAGTTTGCATTTTGTGGTACAAGTTTTAAATTACCTGCGTCTGTTCCACCTAATGAAGCTGAGAATGGTGTATCCGATTCTGTATCTGATATAGTAATCGTTGTAAGATTTGTTGATGCCGCAACTGATGCGGTCATGTTTGCACCTACTTCACTAAATGTTGCAGTTGGTGCCTGATTTGCAACTACACTTACTGATATACTTCCTGAACCTATATTATCGAATTGGTCTCTGTATGTTATTGTTGATGTAATTGTATCACCACTACCTGTACTTGAACCACTTATATGTACTGCTACTGTTAGTTTACCATTAGTGTTTACTCCTATCGCTGCGTTGGATGAAGTAAATGATTGTACTGCTGCTGAGTTATATTGAGGTGAATAAGTAACTCCTAAGTCACCTTGTGTTCCTGTTCTACCATCAGCATTAATTTTTATATGTGCTCCACTCTCTGCACTTTCTATTACTCTAAATGTACCATTTGTAGTTAAAGTACCTATTGGTGCTGATGCGATTGTTACACTATGTTTAGTAGTACCTGTTCTAAATCCATGAGTATCTTTTATAGATGCCGTCATTTGATAAGCAGAACCACTTAAATTATTTTTTGGTTGTACTAAGTAAGTATCACCAGATTTATATGCGTTTAATTGACCACTTGGGTCTGTAAAAGTAAATGAACCATGATTTAATGAATCACTTTCTGTATCTGTAAATGATATTGTTGTAATTGTACTACCACTTCTTGCACCATTTGTATTTAAGTTTGCAGATGTGTTACTGAAACTTGGTGCAGGTGCGTTATTGATAACAACTGCTATATTTTGGTTTACATATTGTTTAGTTGTTTCAAATCCATGTTCTGATGCCGTTAGTTCTACTGCAATTGTACTTCCACTTGAATATGCCGAACCACTTAGGTTACTTGCTAACCTTAAAGTAGTACTTGAACCTGTTGTTGCTGATAATCCAATTAAATTACCTGTTGATTTAACTTCCCATCGTTGAGATGTGGCTGAGCCATCTGATTCTCCTGATGACCACAATGCACTTGTTCCTGTTCTACCATTTGAACCTATTTTTATTTCATTACCACTTGTTGCGGATTCTATGATATATAAATTGTCCCAATTATCAGATATTGAACTTGCTGCGTCATCTGCGATATTAATTCTAATTAAACCTGTATCAGATGTTGTATTAAATGCGTCTTTTACTGTTACTTGGTAAAAATATCTATTTGCAACATCAGAATTTAGATAAACTCCATTCCTTCTTGTTACAACACCTGCAGAACTACATTGGAATGGATTAGAATGTGGGTCATATAGTGAATTACCACCTAAAGATGAGGTAATATTTGAACCACCATCTAAATTTGCTTCTTTTAATGTAAAATTACTAAATACAATAGTATCACTCGTTGGGTCTGTTGCGGTTATTGTACCAACACTTGTACCATTACTACTATTTTCATTAATACTACCCAATGTTTGGTCATTTACTGTTGGACTTATGTTATCAACAACTTTTATTTGGAATGGTAAGTATGCAATTGCTTCAGTATCATCACCACTTACATAGTGTTCATCACTTGCAGTTAAAACTAACTCATATTTTGGTGTAGTTTCATAATCCAATGATGATGTTGTCTGATTTAACTGAACATATGTACTTGCTTTAGTAATTGTAAACCCACTTGGGACTGACCCACTACCAATTGTGATTGTATCACTCTCATCATCGGTGAAATAAACTCTAACTTTGTTACTTGCCGCTGCTGAGTTTTCATTTAGTGATTGTGTAAATGTAGTTACCACAGAACCACCGACTGATGTTTGTCTCCACTTCGGTGGTGTGTTAGGTGTTACCCTAATGTATATTGTTTTTGAACCAACACCTGCGAATGTATCTACTGCTTCTACTAAGAATGGATGTGAACCACTACCTGGTGTGTTATCAGTATTTAATGATGCCGTTGATTTTGTATTTAGTGTTATAGCTCCATTTGATGCTATTCTAAATTTATCTGCCGTATAAGAACTTGCAGTTCTAAATGTAATCGATTGTCCTTCTGCGTCTGTTGCACTAACAGTTCCAACAGAAGACCCACTTGCTACAAATTCACCAATTGTAAATCCAGTTGTACTAATTGATGGTACTGTATTTGGAAAGAATACCTTTTCAACAAAGTCTGATAAAGAAGTAGTTGTTCCAAAGTTATTATTGTAAACACCTGATGGTAAGTCTGTATTTGATACGACTCGGTTTCCATCAAATGAAACAAAAGATGCGGTAGCTACCGACATTGAAGAAGTCTGATTGTTAGATATAGCTGACCCTGTAAAAGTATTCAATGCACTAATGTCGGTTGAACCACCACCGCTACTACTACCCGTATTTGCGTTATCAATATAGATAACCCCACCCATATTTGCATGAGCAGTACATTGATAATATAAAACTCTTGGTGAATCGAATTGTACATTCCAAGTTAATGTTCCATTTGAAACATTATTGTTTGTTATACCATCATTGTACTCAGAACCTGCCGAACCATTAGGAGTTGATTGAATCCTAAATGGGTGAGCTCCCATATTATTTATAAATTTATACTTTTGACCTCTTGTTAAATAAAGAGTTGGGTCATTTTCTGCACCTATTAAACCTGGACCAGTAAATGTGTAATGACTATTCCCATCTGCACCCAATGTCCATTGTGAAGTATAGTTACTTAGTTCGGATACCGATGAGGAGTTAACACTTGTTATTGAAGATGATATCAATCCACTTGGTAATTGTACCGAAGATGATATTAACCCACTTGGTAATTGTACCGAAGATGATATTAACCCACTTGGTAATTGTACCGAAGATGATATCAATCCACTTGGTAATGATACCGAACTTGTATTGATTGTAACTGTAACTGCGTTACCATCATTGGTTGCCGTTACCGCGTTACCTACAAAATCAAAACTACGAACTATTTTACTTAAAGCAGTTCCTTCATCTGATGCGGTTATGTTTAATCCGGCTCCACCACCACCACCACCTGCGAGTGACGATAAATCTACTGAATTTCCACCTGAAATACTTAATGCGTTTGTTCCATCGTTAAAAGATAGTGTTTGTTCTGAACCTGTACTATCTGTGGTTGAGAATCCTAATGCCGTTATTTGTGCAGATGATGATATTGTTCCATCAGGAAGTGTATCACCACCACTACCAAATCCTGCGGCTGCAGCACTTGCCGATGTTAAATAACCAGCACCTTCAACATTTGTTAATCTTGTTGCTAAAGATGATGAGGTAGTACCAAACGCTCCTGATATTTCTGCTTTTGTGTAATTATTTCTTGCTTCTAATGATGTGATTCTTGTAGAAATAGAACCTGATGTAATTGGATATACTTTTTGTCTAAAGTTATTTGCTGCAGTTATCGAGTTCTTTTGAAATGCAGTTATTGTTTGAGGTCTATTCTGTATAGAATTATATGTTACTTGCGCAGATGATGATATTACACCATTAGATGATGTTATATCCCCAAAGAATGAACCGCTAAATGAACCTGAATAGTCGAATGGCATCTATTTTTTCTCCAATTAAAATACTTTTACCTATATAAATAGTTTATTATTTTCAATAACTGAAATTAATCATATGAAAATAATAATTTTAAGACTTCATCCAAAGATTCGTGTCTATGGTTGTCTTTTAAGTTTACATTAAAAACAAATAACGATTCCTTCAGTTTATGAACTTCGTGTACCGCTGAGTCGTTTGCAAATTTTAAATCTATTTGTTGAGGGTCACCACATAACATCATTGTAGAGTGTTTACCCAAACGACCCAAGACCATAGCTAATTGTTGTTTAGTTAAGTTTTGAAACTCGTCTACTATAACTATTGAATTATCAAAAGTTCTTCCTCTAAAGTGTGATAAAGATACTAATTCAATATTCTCATCCTTTTCCATCTTTTCTAAGATTGTAGGTTTGTTATAGACTTTTCTCATATTAGAACGAATTGGAACTAACCAGGGTTCCATTTTTTCATCTAATGAGCCAGGTAAGAATCCGTTGTCTTCATTTGATATGGTAGGTCTTGTTATAACTATTTTATTAACTTCTCGTTTAAAAAAACTATCAAGTGCAATCTGAACTGCTAATAGTGTTTTACCACTACCTGCTTTTCCTAATATAAAATTAAATGGATGATTTCTTATTTGTGCTTTTGCTTGTTTTTGCTCTTCTGATAAACTTATTGAAAATCTAACATTTCCTTTTGGAGCTTTCTTCGCGATATTCTCTGCCATAGACAATCCTCTTTTGGTTTATTATAAATATCCGTAGGCATAAAAAAAAGGGTGACCGAAGCCACCCTTTTAATAACATTAAGTTATAATCTTATGATTATCCGCTTATTGCCTCTAAACCATGACAAATTACTTTACCATAGAACTCACCTCTTACCATTTGTTTAGCGTAACGAGTCATTACACCTTTTCTTGGTTGGAAGTTAGTTGGGTCATACACAAGAGGAGTCATAATTAATGGAATGTATGGAGCGTAAACTGCACCAGTTTCCAAGAATTGAGAACCTTTGAATCCTAATAGAATTACATTCTCTTTCATGTATGGGTTTTTGTACACTTGGTATCTGTTAGCGAAAGAACCTACTTGGCTTACACCAAACGCAAATTGCATTTCGTTACCTGTACCATTTGACTGATAACCTGGAATAGACTCGATGATAGTAGCAACATCAGGAGATACTACCATAAAGTTTGCTCCACCTCTCATTGTCTTAGCGTGGATTTGGTTAGAAACTCTCTGTAACTGAGTACCTAAAGTCTGGAACCATTGTTGTTGAGTATATCTCTCAACTGCTGCGTTAAGACCACTTGAAGTGAATTTAGTACCATCCCAAGAATATCCGATTCTAGCAGACCACTTAGCTTCAGTTAAAGCGTTTTCCATTAACATATCTAAGATTTCTAAGTCAATCTCTTGTGAGATGTACTCAGATAACATAGAAGTTAATTCAGCTTCAGCGTCAATTGAGTGATAAGCGTTTAAATCTTGTGCGAATTCAGGAGTCCATTGTGCTTTCAACTTTCTTGTCTTAGCTACGATTGGAACACTTCTAAGTTCAACATTCAATTCTGGAATACCTAAGTCTGAACCACCTGAAGTTGTGTCTTCAAAGTCACCTCTTGTAATGTCAGTTGGTTGCTTTTGGTATTTTACTTTAACACCAGCGATTGCGTTAGTAGCACCTACTAATTTAACCATGAATGATACTGAGCTAGACCCAGAAACATTTGCTTTAGTGTATGCAGGATAGTAAGCTGCGATGTTAGAACCACTAATTTCGAATGCTCTTACGCCTTCTAAATCAGCACCACTTAACGATGCGTTAGCTACTGTTACTCTTCTTAACAATGCTCTATCAGCTGCTGATAAAGATTGAGAGAAGCTTGAATCATAATCGATTGCTGGGTCTAAAGCGACACCATTTGCGAATGATTCAGATGTAAATGTAGTAGCTGCTGCAACTGCTCCAGCTGCTGCTTGAGATAATGCTGCAGATTCAGTCTCGTTGATTGAATATGCAAATCTTCCTGCTCCGTAAAGACCTTCACTTGCTTCGCTTGCAGTTTCAGTTACACCGAATACTGAGTCAGTTTGTGAATCTTTACCTGCACCAGTTTCAAATCCTGGTTGTGCAGTACCATATTTAAAGTCTAAGTAAAATACCAGACCTGATGGTAAGTTCATTGGTTGTACGCTAACGAATTCTTTTGCAGCGATTTCGCTGAAAATTCTTCTAACCAATGGAAGTGCTACACCTGCCCACTCTTCAGAGTTTGCGGATGTACCTGTTGAAGAAGCTTCTTTTACTAATTCTCTTGCTTGGTTTTCAAGTAGAGTAGCAATAGTACTTCTTTCAAAATCAGACTCGATACCTTCTAAAAGGCCAGTCTTGTCCCACTTAGATACTAATCCTTTTGCCTCTTCAGACATTTTCTTAGTATACCCAGCGGATTCGTTTAATAATGAATTTGTATCCATTTTGATTTCTCCGTTTTTAAATTATTTTATTAGTCCTGCTAACTTCTTAAATCTGTTAGCAACTTCGTTACCTTCAGAGATTATTGATTTGTTAGGTGCAGTACTTGCAGTTGGTTTAGAAGCGATTCCTTCTTTAACAACAGTTTTCTTTTTTCTTGCAACATTTAAGTTTTCACCTAATGTAGCAAAAACAAGCTTAACTTCTCTTAAGTTTGCAGCTCTATCAAAGTTCTCGATAACTTTAACTTTTTGTGACTCATTCAAATCAAAAGTTCTGAATAATTTGTTGGTGTAAAGTAGTTTAGCGTTTAAAAGATTAACTTCGTTGATAGTTCCTTTTAAAGATTCGATAGTAGCGTATGCTTCTTCCAACTCTTTATTTTCTTCTTCAACTTCTTCAGTCTCTTCAACTTCTTCTTCTTCGTTTACAACAGATTCTTCAACTTCTTCTTCGTTTTCATCTACTTCTTCTTCGTCCATGTCATGTGACATTTCTTTTAATGTCTCAATGATTTCGTCAATATTTAACTCGTCATCGTTTTCCACTTCAGATGAATCACTAGCGTCATCAGATGGTTCAGCGTTTTCGCCGTCACCTAAATCAGATGAGTCAAGTTCTTCTTTTACTTCTTCTTCCTCTTCAACTTCTTCTTCGTTGATAGAAGCTTCTAATTCTTTGATTACAGATTCTAAATCAAGTTCGTCTTCATCGATATCTTCTTCGTCCATGTCATTCATTTCGTCTGCTGGCGCTTCTTCTTCTGCTTCTTCAGCAGCTTCTTCTTCGTCATGCATTTCGTCTTCATGTCCATCAACAACATCAGATGCGATATCTTCGACCTCTTCTTTATCTTCTGAATCTAATTCCTCGTCAGCTACTTCCTCTTCAGATACTTCATCATCAGACTCGTCCATATCTTCGTTTTCGTCAGCTACTTCTTCACCTTCATAGGTTTCGTCAGCAACTTCCTCATCAGATGCCATTGCCATTTCGTCAGCAACTTCATCTTCTTCGATATCTTCTTCGTCTAATTCTTCAGCAATCTTATGAGATAACATTGATTGAAGTTTTGGAGTGAAGGCTTCTTCTAAGGCCATCTTTGCGTTTGCTAATGCAGTTTCTTTTACTGCTTTTGCGTCAGCGATAGCTTCTTTTAATAAATCAGATTTAGCCATTTCTGTCTCTCCTTAATTAAATTTTGGATAATAAGATTATTTGGAATCTTAATAGTGATTACTATTATAAAAATAAGTGACCACTCATTGGGGAGTGGTATTGTGTTCGGTTTATAAATATAGGACTAAAACCAAAAACAGTAAGTGTTTACTATTTTATTTAATCGTTTGACCTAATTCTTCTTATATATTCTTTTCTGATAGCATCCATCTTTTGTTTTCTTTTAACTGCGGATGGTTTTATAAACTCTTTTCTGTCCTTAAGTTCTTGTAAGACATTTGATTCTTTAACTTGTCGTTTCCAAAACTTAAGTGCGGCTTCAATATTTCCGTTGATTACTTTTGCGGCTTTGAATTTACCAGGGATAATCATTTGTTCCCTTCTTACTTTTTTGTATCTTTTTTGCATATATAAAAAATTAAACACCGGCCATTAGTGACCGATGTTAATAAATATAGAAATTATTTTAGTAAATATAAATTATTTGAAATCTTTATCAGATGCTAACTTAGCACTATCTTTTTTGTAGAAGTCAATTAATGTTTTTAATCGTCTAGCATCAATAGTTACTGATTCATTATTTTCTTTATCTTTTATAAGAAGCGTTGGTCGGTATTCAAATTGACTAACTGCAGATTTTATTTTAGCACTTCTAAAATATTTAATTACTTCTACAATTCTTTCCTTTGTGAATGGAACACCTTCAAGATAAAATAAACCAACTTGAGGACTGTAATGTGATGAGTAATCTTCGTTTACTGATTCTTTAGATTCTAATAGGGTCTTTTTGAATTTCTTTGATAATGTAACTACTACTTTTAAAACATCCTTAAATGTTTTTGCATCTACTTGAGCGTATTGCTTTGAACCATCTTCAATACTAACATTATATGGTTTGTCTTCATCTTCGTAATACCCAACAAATAATTGTGCATCACCATTTTCAAATGCTGTAAATGTACTTGTACCTGTGTGGTATTCAACATCGTCCATGTTAACTTCAACATCACTACCAAGAACTTTACTCATTGCCTTTGCGATGATTTTTTTCTCACCATCTTTTAATGCTGGGTCAGCCTTTTCGTTTAATAAGTTTTTTAGTTTTATCATAATTTTCCTTAACTGGCGTACTTCATTAATTCTTTAACTTTCTTTTCCATAGCAGGTACTTTGAGTCCATATGTATTGGCCATCAACTCTTTCATGTATCCTGAGTTCATAAAGTTTTGTAATTCTTTTTTAGTTGCAACTGATGATTTAAAATCATTTTTTGCAATCTTATCTAATTCTTGTGCAGTTACTTTACCTTTCATATATGCGTTCATCGCATCTTGTTTGGTATTGTAGTTACCTTCGTTTATACCCATATGAAGTCTACGATTCATTCCAACACCTTCAGATAAGTCATCCACTTTATTTTTAAAGTCAACAAACAACTTTGCAAATTGTTGTCTTGTCTTAGGGTCTAACTTTTTAATATTCTTAAGTGCTTTCTTGTACATAAAAGAAAGGTCTACTGAAATGTCTTGTAAGATTTCTGTCTTATCCATTAGTCACCTCTCATTGCTTTTGCTAATGTTTTCAAGTGTTTCAATTCTTCTTTAGCACCTTTGTGTTTAGCATATCTATCTAAACCAAAAGACATCATAATACCTATTGATAAATGTAATCTACCTTTTTTAGCATTTGGATATTTTCTACCATAAGGTGAAGAGTTAAACCAATCAATCATAGCTTGTGCCATTTCTTTTGATACTTTGATTCCTTCTACTCTATCAGTATTACCTTTTACAACTTGCTTTAATCCACCGATTGCTGATATTTCCGTTAGTATGTCTTTTAATTTAATCATTACTTTACCTTACCACTTCTTTCTAATTCTTGTGCTGCACCAATTACATAACTCAATGCAGTTGCAAGGTCTCTGTTCATATATTTAGCAATCTTTCTAACTGCCATCATTACGATTCTTTTTTCTTCAGTAGAGAATGATTCAACGATTGCTTTATTTTTTGGGTTAACTGAATCCATCATTTCTTTAGCAGATACTTTCATCTTCTTTAATTTAGATGATGGTAATTCGCCCAATCCAAATGACTCATTTAATAAACTTGTTAGTTTCATTGACTTAGATTCATTAGTAAATTCTTTTGCATTTTTTTTATCATCTTTGTCAACCGATTTTACAGGATATTTTTTTCCATCTACTTCGAACTCATCTTTGCCTTTAGCGATTGCTTTAGCTCTTTCAGCGCCGAATTCATTTCCTTCTTTAATTTCATAATATTTCGAAAGTACTTCACCGATTTCATCATAAGTAGACTCCATTCTTTGTTGTAGTGTGTGAACTTCACTTAATGTTTTTTGAAAAACTTTAAATGACTCGTTCATTGATTTCATATGTCTGTTAACAGTAACTCTATCAAACCAATCACCCGTTTCTTCGAGTGTTACTTTGTTTGCATTCTCAACAATGTTCTTAATTGCGCCATATGTTTCCATAAGGTCACCATTACGATAAATTGTTTCACCAAATTTCTTATATGCAGATACGGCTTCAAGAAATGCTTTCTTTTCTTCTGAAGTCATTTTCTTTTCTTGCTCTTCTTCACCAATGTTTACTCTTTTGTAAGACTTTGATGATTCGTTAAGTAAATCTTTTAATTTCATAATATATCCCTAATCTAAAAACATTCACAATAGCCACCAACTTCACAGATGATGTCTCTCATAATGTCTTGTGCTTTATTATACTTATAAGTATCTTGTTTTCTACTAATACCTTCATTTATAACACCTTCATTCTTTGGCGACATAAATGCCCCATGAGTTGATGGGTTAGATACAAAGTCCCAACAAATTAATTCAAAGTCTTGTTCTACTGCAACAGTCCCATCTTCACTTATCTGTTTTACAGAACCCATACCTCTTGAAGAGATACCAACAGTACAACCTGCTTTTATAATTTCTTGTAATATTTTTCCTGATGGTGTATTTAGAATTTCTACTGTTCCGATTACATCATCACCTCTCCACTTTACATTTCTTACAATGTGTGAAGTGTTTTTTAATTCAACTACTGATGATTCTGGATGGTCTAATTCACCATACGCTCTATTCTCTGCGATTTCTTTTCCTAAGTACTTAGTAACTTCTCTTCTTAATATATCTTTTGGATATACTCGTCCATTTTGGTTTTTAGCGTTTGCTCTTTGTAAAACACCATCTACCAGAAATCTACCATGTTCAGATTTAGCCTCTGCCAACATAGTAGGAGTTACTTCAAATATCATTGTATCAATTAAAAGTGATTTCATCTAGCCTTCCCATTGTTTTTTCTTACGATATAAATCAAAGAATACTCTGGCTAATTCATGACGAATTAACTTTCGTATTTGTTGGATATCTGTGATTTCCAACTCCTCTTTCAAGGTCACCTTTGTATTTTCACACCCACAAGACATATTAAGCACTCAATTCTTTTAATTGTCGTGCAACTTTTAACATTCTTTCAGAAATCTTACCAAATCTTTTTTGAGTAGACTTCCAATACTGACCAGTATGTACACCCGTTTCAGTTTTTAGTTTAGAGTTCTGATTTACAATCTTTGTAATCTCCCACATCAATCTATTAATCTCTTTAATTGAAGTATTTACTTTTTGATGAGCTTTCATCGAGTCATCTCTTTTATAATCACGATAACTAGCCTCAACTATCTTTTCTAACTTTGCTTCAATTTTACTAACAGATTCTAATTTCTTAATATTCTTGTTTGACTTCTTAGATTTCTTGTATCCAAATACTTCTATGTGGTCATTGTCCATATCATCCTCACTTTTTGCAAACGCATAAGGAGTTTTTGGTGGACCTGCTCCACCATCTAAATTACCTGTAACATTGGCTTCATCTTTAGTTTCTTCTTCCTCTTCTTCTTGTCCAAGTAGAACAGTTTTCTTTTCTTCCAATTCCTCGAATCTTTTATCGAGTTGTTCAAGTAAAAATTTAGACATTTATCTTCTCCTTAATTCGTCAAGTAATTGATTATATCTTAATAGAGCTAATATTTGATTTTCGTTAACTACTTTATGCTTAGTTAACTCTTTTATAAGATTTATTGTTTCATTAAGTTTAATATTAGTAACTTTATCTGAAATCTTAATAGATTTTAATTCTCTTTTCAATCTAGCTACCTCAGAAACAACAAATTTTCTTAAATTTTGAGAATTATCAATATTATTGATGTAATTTTTTAGTATAAGTTTTTGAGATTCTGAAAGACTTGAATATTTCGAATTGAACGAGTCTACTAAGAACTTATATGCTAATAGTCTAACCTCTTTTGGTTGTTTCTGATATTCTTTGTTAGATACATCCTCTGTTATTACAACTTTGTCTGTTGTTATTGATTCAAAGATTGTATTCTTACACTCTACATATTCTTTTGGTGATTGTGATTCACTATTTTCAAATAATTTGTATGCAGATGCTAATTCTTTATAATTTGAAACTCTATATTTAAAAAAGTCTTCAATAAGATATGAATCTTTTATAGATTTGATTAAATTGTACTTTTCTCTTTTTAAAGTACCTTCAATTAACTTAGCTCGTTCTTTTAAAACAATGTTTAAGAACTCTTGTGCTTTATATTGAGAGTCAAAGTTCTCTTTTGTAAGAGCTTGATATAATTTTAGCTCTGTTGCGAGTTGAGAACCTTTTGTAAAGTGTTTTTTTATAATCTGAGTTGCATAGCAGGTATTATCTGATAAAGTATCAGAGGCAATTTGTCGAACTAATAGTTCAAACAGAATTCCTGTGTTTTTAAATTTACTATGTTTTAATTTTCCCATTTTTATTACCTTAATTATTAACAACTACACTATAAATATCTAAAAAAAAACTAAATCGTGTCATCTATTAAATTGTTCTCATCTAATAACCCACCTTTATCATTAGGTTTAGAGTCATCTTTCAAAGATTCAAGTATTACACTTCTTGTTTTTCTCTTCATCTTACTAAGACTACTTTTCATAGCTTCGGATTGTTCATATGCCAATGGTGATATCTTATGTTTACTATAAGATGTCTCTGGCTTGGACGCTCTTCTATTCATTTTCTGTCCAATTGGGTCTCTTCCAAATGGATTATCATCCGTTTTGTAGTTCCCTGCCTTTGGTGGTCTTCCCGCTCCATCAAATCCACCATCTGGTGCACCAGGAGGGTTACTTGGAACGCCCGAATTACCATATTCGTTTTGTGAACCTTCTTCACCATCACCATTTTGTTGTATCATAGCTAAATCATGTGGAGTACCAAACGACTCACCTGATTTTATTGGGTCATTACCTTCAGATTCTATCTGTTCATGTCTGAAACCTAGTTTAAGGTCGTTTATTACCTTACCTTGTTCAAGTTTCCATTCATCGTCTGACATATTAAAGATGTTTTTGTATACCCATTCTTGAGATACCATCTTAAGGTCTTTTAAATCACTTGCAAGTCTTGTTTTTTCAGTCCAAAGATTTGCTTTCTCTTGTTCGTATATGATTGATGGGTTAGTCAACTCTAATTCAAAGTTAACTAAGTCTGCATTTTCATATCCTTGTGAGTATAAGTGAATGATTGCAATCTTTGTTAATTCAGATAGTACAATTTTTTGTAATCTCTCAACAGTTCTTGCGAATCTAATATCTTCTTGTGCTAATGTTGCTTTACCTTCAACACCTTCTTCATATCCAATAAATGCTTTTGGAACTTTAAGTGCCGCCATCATTCTATTCTTTAGATATTCGATATCATCAATACCACCAAATTCCATTCCACTTAGGGAATCAATCTCAGTACCACTTTGACCACCCCTAACAGGCAGATAGTAATCTTCTAACATATTTTGAAGGTTGAACTTAAGGTTGTAGTCACCTGTATTTTGGTCGAGGTAAGGAACTTTCTTCATTTGGTCAATAATACTTCTCATGTGATTATCAACTTCATTAGGTGGAATGTTACCTACATCAATTTTGAATACTCTTTTTTCAGGCGCTCTCATAATTCTATGAATCATCATTGCGTCTTCCATAAGAGTTAATTGTTTCCAAGTTTTTCTTGCACCTTCAATTAGAGAACGGCCATATGGAAGGAAGTTTGTATCTGACATTAATCTAAAGTGTGCCATTTGATAAAACTCCATATAGTCTGCTTGTTTGTTAGATGCGACACCATGAGCTGCGCCAGCTGAACCTAACTTAAATCTAACTTCATAAGGATTCTCTGGATTAAAACCTTCTTCTCTTTCTATTTCATATGCTGACATTGGTGATGCGTTTACAATACCCACACCTTCTTCAATATCAAGATGTAAAAAGTAATCACCATATTTATTCATACCTCTAATCCAAGACCAAAGGTTAAACTCTATATTCAGTACATCATAGAAAAGGTTTTGTAATATCTTTTTTACATTCTCGTCATTCGTCTTAATTCTAAGAACATCGCCCATATCATTTTTTAGGGTACATTCATCCGAGTATATATCTAATACAGATGCGATGATTGAATCTTTATCCATCGCTTCATAATCTGTATATAATTCTAATTTATTTGAATGGTAGTTGAATTGGTTATTATAAGTTTCCCAATGCTTTCTTGTAGTGTGTAATCTACCGAACCTATCATAATAGGACGAGCTCCTCAAGTTACCTTGTGATTGTAGTCTTTGAGTATCGATAGCTTGTGTGTTACCTTTACCAATTCTACGAACAACAACTTGGGTGTTGAATAATTTCTTTAGTCTACCAAATAATGATTTATCTGCCATATTTTCTACTTCTAATTATATTGTATACTTATACATTCTATAAATATACAAAAAAAATAGTTTATTTCCAAATTTTATAACAACCAAGTTAAATCTTGGTCATTACCATGCTGGTCTTTCTGTTTCCAAGGGTCTATTCCAAGGTTTCTATTGTTATAAGCACCTGGTTGATTCCTTTTTATGTGGGTTAATGTAGTTCTTGTTAAGTCCATACCTTGTTGTCTTAACTTCAATGCCGTATCTCTAACCCAAAGACCTGTTGAGAAAGATATTACTAAGTCATCATTATAACCTCGTTGAGCTTCTGCTCTACTACCATTCCATATGAAAACAAACAACTCATCGATTAATCTTTTTGACCTAATCAATGGTGTTCTTTCTCTCATATAAGTATCTAATTTAGATATAACCAATGGACGAGTTCTACTTGTCATTGAGAACCCAGGAACCATATCGTCTTTTCTTTTTAAATCAAAACCTTTTCTAAGATGGATATCTTCATCGACATAACCTAAATCTCTGTATGAATAATATAGGTTTTGGTAGTTTCTGTCTATAACTTCTTGAATTACTGCCCAACCAATGTTTGCGTTTTCAATTACAAGTAATGCGTTGTTCCAATCAGTTGCAACCGATGTTAAAAATGCACCATATTGTTTTGTTTCAATCTTACCTTTGTATTCAGCAACTTGTTCCACAGTTTCGACATCAAAGACATGAAACGCAGAATAGTCAGTAGAATCCCCACGAGCAACATCAGCCACAACAACATAATCACGAGAATAGTTAGGGTAATCCCATAACCAATAATTACCATCAAAACCTCTTTTTTCAATAGGGTCTTTAACATGCGTCTCTTCATACCATTTTAATGTTGAACCTTCTACTACTGTATAACCAGAACTGATGAAATCACAATCACATTCTTGTGCTGCTCCTTTTTCACCAAGTAACTTTGTTTGTTGTTCTCTCCATGCTTCATCTCTTTCTGGATGAACACTCCAATGTAATTCTATCGGATTCCATTGTTCACCTGCTTGTCCTTGTAACCATATTTTGTGAAAAAAGTTACCGACACCATTTGGTGTAGATAATACGATTGCCCCACCACCAGTTGATAGTGTTGATTGTGCAGATGTCCAAATTTCTTCTACATTATCGATAAACGCAGCTTCATCAATTACCAATAAAGATAATGCTTCAGAACGACCTGCGTCACCTGCAGCAGATGTTGCTTTTATCTGAGAACCATTTCTAAGTCTTAATGATAACTTGTTATCTTCCTCAGTATTACCTCTTAACCAAGATGGTAAGTTCTGATGCATGAATCTAACTTTAGTAACTAAGTTTTTTGCAACCTCTTGTTTAGTTGCAATTACTAATACATTTTTATCTTCATGAAATAACATAAGCCAGAGAGAATATCCGGCTGATAGTGTTGATATACCTAATTGTCGTGATTTAAGAATTACATTAAATCGATTGTCGGAAACTGCCGACATTAAGTCTTCTTGGAAGTCGTATAAATTAAAAAGAATTTTACCACGAGATGGGTGTTGAATATAACAATACTTTCTAAAAAAATATACGGGGTCTTTAGCACATTTTAAGTACTCTTCCTTTATGATTTGTTTGATTGGCTTTTGCATACATTTACTTTTTCCCCTTGAACGAGATTTTCCAATAGACTCTACCGATTACTATTGGTTGGAAGTTCTGATTAACACCAAGTCCTACTCCATATACATTATCTTTTTTAGATTTGTAAAGTAAGTCTCCAGATAAAAAGTTTATTTGCTTAGAATTACCACCGACACTTACCCCACCAAACAATTTTGGTTTATTGAGGTAAATGTCATTAGTAATGGTTGTAGTTGGTATTAATACTTGGGAGTCAAAGTTTCTACTAAATATCTTGTTTTGAGATATTGTATCTATAATAGTAATGTAACCCAACGAATCTAACTTAAGAGTATCTTGATAGACATACTTGCTATAATAATCTTTTAAGATTTCGAGGGTATCGATTTTAGTTTTTAATACTACTGTATCTGTAACAGTCTTTGTCTCTATTCTTGTTTTGTATTTTGGTACATAAACTTTTTTTTCTACTGTTAGAGTGTCGTATCGTGTTTCGATTTTAGTAACAATCTTTTCAGTAGTAACATCGTCACCACCACCACAAGTTTTGAGTAAGACAAGTATACAGAGGACAATAATTATTAAGTTTTGGAGTTTTGTTCCAGCCTTTTTAAATAGTCCCATTACTATGTACTCCTATGAGTTTATTTTTTTCCGCGTCCTCTACCTGAACCTGAACCTGAAGATTTTCTTCCTCTTCCTCTACCTGAACCTGAACCTGAACTTGCTTTACGAGGTTTTCTACCTTTTCGGTTTTTACCCTTTGCAGCTGAGACAACATCTTTAGTTTGTTTACCGACTTCTTTTACTGCGTCAGCAACATCACCGAGCTCTTCTTTAACTCTTTTTGCTCTTCTCTTTACTTCTTTAGCAACTTTTTTAGCGTCTTCGATAGTATCTTCTACTTCATCTGGAATGTAGTCACCATCTCTGTCGTTAATTTTACCTTGCTTGTAAAAGTAATAGTATACACCTGCTCCAACAAGTAGTACACCTAAAATAATAAAAATTGTAGTCATAATTTTTCCGTTTTATTTGATTATTAATTAAACTTTGATTACTAATATAAATATGTAAATTAATTTAATTAGTTGATTTTGGGATTTCTCTACAATTATCTTCTAACTTTTCTAAGATATCGTAGTACTCATCTCTTTTAAGAAGTTGGATGAAATCGTTATTTGCTCCAACCAAATCTTCTTTTATTTTATTCCAAACTTCATATAGTTCGGGCTTGTTTTCTTTTTCAGCTTGGTCATAAAATGTTTTTGCACCCCATAGATGAAATATCTGTGTACCCAACTCTTTCATAACTTGTGCTGGTGGTACATTCCAAACTTGGTGTTGAAATCCCAATGGTGTTGATAATGCATTAGTTAATGACTGAGACTGAAATGGGGTTTCTCTCGATATTAGTTTACCCGTATTATCATATTCTTCTTGGAACATCATAGCACTTAGTAACCATTGTTCCATTGTAATTTGTGGCGCAGTACTATCTGTAAAGTCTGATTTTTCGAAAAACTTTTCAGAATAACCACCTTTATTATTTAGAACAAATCTAAAGTACTTGTCTGTATACCTTTTTAAAAATTCCATGTCTGTAAAACAAATAGCTGCACAATTTGCAGGCATTGTGTTTATAAATGCCATCACATCCCAATCACTCCATTTAAAAGCTTTTGGTTTATTTAAAACTGATGGGAATGCGTATGTTGCTGGTGATTCTGTATGTAAGAATGATACTTGTGCTCTTTCTAATACATCAGGTGTTATGTTGTGTAGTACTAAATCGGTATCCAACATAAGGAAAGGTTCTTCTTGGTGTTTCATTACCCATAACTTTGGTGAAGACCAATAATCTTTAGAAATCTTATCACTTGGATATTCGTCAAGTACTTCAGTATTGACTTCATCATATAAAGTATCCATACCAAATTTTTTATACTCGTTTAAAGTATAAGTGTCTACATACAACATGATTTTTTCAGAGGGACTTGATACCCTCAGTTTTACAACACTAAGTAATTGTGTTAGGAGTTCTAAGTCGTTAAAGGATTTACCCTCTTCGAGCTTATAAGTGTGAATGTACTTCATAACTTGTTTTTTAGTTTTATATAAATATGTAAATTAATTTAATGAAATTGATTACCATTTTTTACAAGACCAATATCTTGCTTTATGTCTTGGTCCAGGATTATCACAATTGTGTCTTGCTCTAAATGCTTTTCTTCTTTCAGGATTATTTTTTTTGATAGACATTGTCTTTTCATTACCCTTACCTTTGTGACCAAAGTTTACTTTTACTACATTTCCTTTTGGATTCTTAACATAAACTTTAAACTTCTTTACATCACCTTGCATTATTTTACCAAGTTTGACATCCCTACCTTGATACTCTGCTTCATTTATATCAGCTTTGTATTCTTTCATAAAGTTAATAAATTCCTTTATGTCTTGTTCATTTTCTACATCATATTCTTCTACTACTGAAAATCCTTCGTAGATAGATTTAAGATACTTTAAAAACTCTTTGTCTTTTCTCATGTCTTTAAAGTCTGCGTCTGAAAATACATTCTTGATAAAATCTTTTGCGTCTTTAGAATCTTGTCTGATTTGGTCGATTACTTTAAACATACCCTCGTTTACTGATTCCATCAATCCAATTGCAGTAGTACCAACAACTCTTTCAGCACCATCTGCATATTTGTTGTTTAGAATTGCTATCTTTACCGGCTTGTCAATTATATACATTGGAAGTGGTGATGTACCAAATGAATATTTGATTCCATTCTTTTTTAATTCTTTACCAACATCCATAAATGATTTAGAATTTTTTACCATATCAGCAAGTTTATCTAAAATCACATCATGCTTACCTTCGTTTACTGATTCTTTTACAAATCCTTCTTTGAATAAAATTTTACCTGTTCTATCTTCAATTGCGATAGTTGCTCGTGGGTATCCACCTTGCATCATTCTAAATGCAGCTGGAACTGCCATTGGAGTTTTTACTAATTCTTGTTTTACAACCTTACCTAACATAGTTGCCACAATACTAACAGGATAACTTCCTTTTTTAGCTGCTTTATGTATGATTGCAAGGCCTGTTGATTCATTTATTGATTCAAATAGTTCATCTCTTGTAAGTTTTCTACCAAAGGCCTTTTCAAATGCTTTAATCATTTTTACTTCGGTACTTGCATTTCTCCCAAGTAATTTTAAAACTCTTTTTAATTCTTCTTCAGAAAAATTATAGTTTACTTTTACTTCGTTTACTGATTCATCTATTGATTCAGGTATCATATCTACAATTACGGCTGCCATATCACCTTTTGCTAAACTTACATTTCCGTCTCTATTGTAAAGATAGTATTTTACACCATTTGGATTTTTTGGATTTTTTAGAATAATTCTTTCTACTTGAGCTTTACCAACTTTAGTTTTTCCTTTGGTTACTACAAGTACTGTTTCATTATCTTTTCTAATTGCGTTACCAAACTTAATTCTAATCTTATCACCTTTTTTGAGTTTATCGTAAACTTTGAATTTTTTATTCTTATCCATAAATTTGGCTTCGTTTAGTGATTCATCTGCTTTCATTACATCATACATCTTACTATTTCTACCAACTGATACAAGAGTTAAACCTTTATGTTTCTTACTTAACTTAGCAAGTTCTTTTTTTGCTTTCTTTAAATCACCATCACCAGGACTATCACCACCATCTTTGTAATACATTTTATCGTAATCTTGTTTTTTTGCATCAAACTTATCTACGATTGTTAATATTTCATTTACTGATTCTTTTTTTACCTTTGCTACTTTAAATGCAACATTAACCATTTTAGGTAAAGAAAGTTTTCCGAAGTTTTTCTTGTTTGAATCATTGATTGCATCATATACTGCAATTACTGCTGATGCTGAGAATGAATCAACTCTCATCTTTTTACCACTTACTGGGTCTTTGATTTTTGCGTTTTGTTTATTCTTAAGAATATCTCTTAATTGAGAAATTACCTCAGGTTCTTTAACTTCGTTTACAAATGATTTTGCATAGGGATTAGAAATCACTTTACCTAACTCAGGTGTGAATCCATATTTGTATTCCATGAATGACTTAACATTTTGATATTCTTCTTTTATAATACTCTTAAGTTGTTTTTTATCCATGATGTCCCTTAGTCTATTGTTTTTGGAAACTTAGTTTTCTTAGCCAAATCTAAAAGTTTTTTTAAGTCTTCAGGATTATTTCTGTTGAATTTATCTGCATTCTTTTTATTTTTGAAAATTGCTGATACTTTCTTTCCGTTATCATCAATCATAATGATAATACCATTTTTACCAACATGCCTTTCATCAAATACAGATACCTTTTCTTCAATAGTCTCTTCTACATTTTCTTTTGTAGTTCTCCAACCACCACCTGCGGCTTTATATTGTTTTGCCGCCCATGCGTTTGCGTATGCTGATGGATATACATCGAACTTCTTTTTAGCTTGTGATTTATAGTAAGACCATTTAGATGGATTTGTAGGAACATTCTTTTCAACAAGAACAGATAAGTTTTCTAATAATTTGTGTTCTTTATTTAGAGATTCATTTTTAAGGTCTTCAATTTTTGAACCAAGAGGTCTACCTATATACATTGATACAAAGAATCCAATTGCATCAAGAATGTCGTGTCCATCCCACTTTGCGGCTGCGGCGATGTCCATTCCTTTAGACTCAAGATTATCTTCCCACTCTCTCTTACCAAAGTATTTTGCACCTTTAGCTTTTGGAAAAAGTTTATCTACTTTTTTAGATGTACTATGAAAGTTTGCATCTGTTAATGCACCTTTTAAAATAAACATAATAGCGTGATGTGCTTCTGGTGAGGACGCACTTGTTCCTTTAAAATATGCGTCTAAATCTTTTTTTACTTTTTTATTTAATCTTGGATTCATTGTTATGCCCCTGTTTTACTATTTGTAGGTTTTTTACCTTTAGTTCTGTTTCCACCTTTTTTTGCGTCACCACCTTTTTTCTGTGCCGCTCTTTTTCTTCTTACAAATGCGGCTCTACCTTTTGGTCCTAACTTATTGGCTTTCTCTTGTGATAGACATGCGGCGTAAGCACCACCTTCTTCACCATCACCACACTTACCTAACTTCTGTCCATCTGAACCATATCTGTCCCAACCACCACCTGATGAGGTGCCAGTCTTTCCTTTACCAAACCACTTACGAAGGTCTTCATTCATTAGATTCTCTGATACTAATTTTTGATAGACATCAGAAATGGTATACTCCAATGCTAACACATGAGGTACACCATCTGTCTTGTATGACTCGTAAGTTTCTTTTATAAAGGACTTCATTTTTTAACTTCCCATTTTTTTAGATAGTTTTCTTTAAAAAGACGAAACTCGTTATCAATCTTCTCTTCAACATCTTCCCACGACATATCGTTCCATTCTTCTATTGAACCATCTTCATTAACGAATTTCGCCTTTAATGCCGTTTTAACTGCCTGCTTTTCAATCTCGGCCTGTTTTAACCAAGACTTCATATTAGCATAAATCTTTTTTCGTTCATACTCATCGTACTTACCTTCTATTCGTAATTGATGTTCCATATCAATAACACAATCGAAACACATACCATGAATTTTTTTCATGTATAGGTCGTTTCTTTTCGGGCTTGTACAAGTACAAATATCTTTTTTACATTTTGGAAACTTTGTTAATTCTTCTCTTAACTTTGAAAGTTTACCAAGTTTAACCTTGTATCCTTTCTTTTGTTCCCAAAGTGTACCTTCGTCATCAGTCCATTGGTCACCAACTTTTCTTTTGATAAAGGATTTAGTCTCACCAAAACTAACATTAGTTTTTGTTTGACTTTTATGTGTTCCGGCAATCATTTCGGTGACTGCTTTTACATTTTTTAACTTTTTTGACATAACACTTGTTTAATACTTTATATAAATATACAAAAATTAATAGAAAAGGCCAAGGATTTGATTAAGAGGTGCGAATGTACCTGTTAACTTGTATGTACCACCTTTATATAGGAATACAATACCCTCGTTTGGTACTATCTTATCTCTTCCACCAATACTCTTTAATCTTTCTAATTCCATTTTTAATTTTGTAATCTTTTTTGGGTCACCTGATTTCTGAACATCTTTGATTACTTTATCTAATTGTTTCTGAATATCACGAAGTGATTTATCAGGATTAACAGTAAGTGCTGATGACATAAATGAAAGTACTTCTGCACCAAGACCTAAAAATATATCTTCGAATGGTTTCATATTATTCTTAGCCATTTTCGAGTGGTCTATTTTATCTGTCTTGTTTGCCCAATCTCTTGTTTTAGAATCAGAAATGTTTTTCTTATCTAATCTAAATGATTTATCATAAAACGCCCATCGTTTTACTAACCCCATTTTAGTTTTATTATCTAATGTGGTTGGTGAGTTTTTATCTACAAAATCACTCCACCATGCTTGATGGTAGTCTGCAACTCCATTAGAATCTTTTAGTTTAAATTCTTTTTGAAGTTTACTTACCTTCGATGAATAAATTGATTTCTTGTTTGATAAATCTTGACTCCTCGGTATCTTAACAACTGGTGGTCCTTGGATAGTATAATTATCTTGAACATCGGCATTTACCTGCTTTATCATACCCGCTAATACTTTAGCGTCTGATGTATCAGCACCGATTGCTTTTCCATCTTCATTATATTCCATCGTTCCATGAAAGACTAATAGAGGTTGACCATATGGTATTACATTTACTGACTCCGGCCATATAACTTCAAGGTTCATAAATTTTGAGCCATCCTTGAATATTTTACTTCTTTGCGCATCGGAGAGTTTTGAAATGGCTGATTCTAAATCTCTCATTGCGAAATTATACGCATCGGTCAACCCACCCCTATTAGCAAACTTATCGGCGACACCTTTGATGTCTAATGCGTTAAGTCCTCTGTCCTTGAGGTGTCCTTTATTTCTGGCAGCGATAATACCTCTATCTTTACGATATGATATAGCCAGAGCTTGTCCATCTGTTTTTTCTCTTGCAAATTCTAATGTACCTTCAAGAGCTTTTGATATGATTATTTTTAAATCACCAAATGTCAAATTTATTTCTGTATCGAATGGATGATTCATATGTCCATATGCTCCACCTTCCATAATCATACTTTCATTAAATATATTTTGTGTTCCTGCATTTCCAACATAGGACACAAAGTATAATCGTTGTTTACCAACTTTTTTAGAAAGTACTTGTCCTTCTTTACCTGAGTTGTCAAGTTCTTTTTTTGCATTATCAGGTTTTAAGTAAAAGTTTCTCTTTTGTTTCATTAAAGATGCTTTTTTACTTTTTGATTTCTTTTTTGGTTTTTTCTTTTCGTCAATGGTTGGTTCGTTATCATTTCCACACTCGTGACAGATATATAAGTCATCACCACCATCTTCTATTTTCCAACTATGGTCACATTCATCACATTCAATCTTATCACCTACGATAGCTTCAAATCGTTTTAAATCTTCTTTTAGTGAAGCGGATTTACCTTGTTGTTTTTTTGTGAGGGTTTTAGGAGTAAGGTTATCTAAATCTTTTGGTTCAGCGAATTTAACAAATTCCATACCCAATCTCAATGCAACTTTCTTAATATGTTTTGCCCATTTCCTATAAGCAGGTCTACCAGTTATATCTTTACCATATCTCTTTTTCTGTCCATCCATAGTATCACCACTTGGAAAGAATGATACTTGATATCTACCAGGTCCATTTGGATAATGGGTGTTAAACGATTCCATTGAGTCTTCGTCCATTAAGTAGTTTACAATATCCCAACCCAAGTCCCCAACAACTTCTTCCATCTCTGCTTTATAAGATTTCATATTACCATAGAATGCACCTGGCCCATCATCTACAATACCTTTACCACTTGTTGGAATTTGTGAAGCTTCATTGATTAAACTATTAATGTTAATTGATTGTAAAAAAGATTCCATTACGGATTCTACTGAGATTAATCTACCTGATACTAAGTTAAATATTTTTGGATTGAATTTACCATATACTTTTTTAAAGAATGATTTTCTTTGAGAATCACTCCCTCTCGACATTCCCTTACGAACATCAGTTCCACTTATATTACCAAATGATGGTGATACATAAACATACCCTTTATCATCGTACCCAGTATCAACACTTCCCTTTTTGTAAGGTAAGAAGTATTTTGAATAACCTGGACTTGTAAGTCTGCTTGCATCTTTTTTACCAACAACAGTAATATATGCCGTTGTTTTAGATGGAAATTTTTCTATTACTTCTTTTGGTGAATATGGGTTTTTTACTTGAACAATTTTATTAGAAGGGATTTTAAACATCGTAGTCATAACTTCTCTTTTTTCTCTGAAGTTAAATGGATGTCTTGGTCCACCTTGTTTGTTTGATGTACCTATGAATACATTATTCTTACCAAACTTACTGACAAGATGTTCGTAAACTTTTGCGTGTCCAGAATGGAAGGGTTGAAATCTACCTGAGTAAACTACTACCTCTTTTTTTATATCTTCACTCAGTATAGAGTCTACTACCCAATTTGTTAAAGTCTTTCCCATATCTATAAGTATCTTAGATTTATTAATTAGTTATTTCTTATCCACAATACAAGTATCCATATACATTTTCCATTCTACCATTAGAATCCCATGAAGAGGATATCATACACTTTGCAACTGTATATGAGCTATGTGATTGTCTTTCTTCGTAAACTGGACTTGAACCACTAAATGAAGTTACCACCCACTCTGATGGTTGTTTCATTAGATAACCAGGCGTATCTGATGAACATAGTAAATCCCCTTTACTTACATCACCACCTTGGTTACACAATTTAAAACCAGGCAAAACAAATGAACCTGATTCATCCTGCGTTACACTATCCCCAATAGAAGCCACTTTCCAAATTTCTTTAGAACCAGTTTGACTTACAGGAATATAATCACCAAATGAATCTTTTCGTGATGCGGAGTAATATTCCTCAGGTGGGATAAGTTCGTCTGAATCACTTTCGTTATTTTTTCCTAATGCAAATCCGTCAAATCTCGGAACTAAATTTAACTCAAGTTTTTCCCACAGAATTCCTACAACATTACTATCTTTTGCAGTTGTGACTTTTTGAAGTTCATTATTTAGACCCAATTTAACTAAATCACCAGAATTAATATCTGATGTTATATCTTTTTTGTATTGGTGTCCAAGTGTTGTTTCAAATCCAGAAGGTGCACCTGGCGAGGGTGATAATTTTGAAAGTGTGTTGTGTGAAAGTATTCCATTTGAAACATAGTTGTGAACTATATCTAATTCATAATTCCAAACTTCAACTTCTTCGTCAAAAGTTTCTACACTTTTTATTTTATCAATGAATATTTTTTCACCATCGACAACATATAACTCACCACCAATTCCAAGTTCATCTATTGCAATTTCAGAATTTGGATAATCGGGATGATATAGTAAATGTGAGTTAGAACATTTTAATTCTTTGTCTGATTCTGTTTTTATCAAACTCCACCCTTTAACTTTATTAGTAGTAATTTCATCAATAGGTGACCATCCCCATTCTTTAGTTTCAAAGTTAAATACTTTTATTATATCATCGTCTTTGGTATCTTCTATATTTATCTCACCTCTTTTAGTAATTACTTTAGTACCAGGTAATACACAACTATAACTTCCACCCGATGAAATCGCAGATGAAATAGAAGTCAATTCAGTATCAATATCATCTTCAAGGTCTGTAAATCTTGTAGCAGCATTTTTAATAAGTCCATCAGCATCTACAAATCTTGGTACTTTTAGAATTAAACCAGTTGAGTCTACACCAAACATGGTATTAAATGCTTTTGTTGTACTACCAGACTTGAAGGTTGCGGTATCTTCAAGAATTCCTTTAAATGTTGCAGTACCATCTTGTGCAATTTTAAATTCAGGTGCTGAAATATATCCTGAAGAACCTAATGTAAAATCACCATAAGTATCATTTGCGGTTGCCGTTCCTTTTACTCCAATATGTGATGAACCAATTGTCCACCCACCAATAGAACCAGCTCCTGCGGTTACTGTACCATCAATGGATAATGTAGTTCCATCAAATTCAAGTTTTGGTGAACTTGTACCACCCATTTTAAATGTTCCTTTATCAAGACTTATTATAGAACCATTGGTAGTACTTAAATTGTTAGACCTAATTGTTCCTGTCTTAATTGAATCACCGCTAATTGTAGTAGAACCACCACCACCCGCGAACTCGGTAACTTTAATATAATCTATAAGTGTCTTACCTGCTTTATTAGAATAGTTTACAAGAATCATTGGTGCAAATGCGTTTGTTGTAGTCCAAACTTGACCTGGGTCATCAATGTTTGGGTGAAGGCCAGAAGTTTGGTAATATCCTGCAGTACCCTTAAAGTAACCTTTGTATATTACCCATTCACCAACCGTTGGTTTTGCATTACTTGCAACAAAGTAGTGTTGAGAACCAAAATTACCTCCCGTACCAGTAGTATTACCTGCAGCATTAATTGCGGTAAGTTTCGTACTACCATCTGTATGTAATGAAGATGAGAATGCGGTTATACCTGCGTAAATTCCACCATCTCCTGAAGCTTCAGCTCTCTGTACTCTGACTTCCATTTCATATAATGAGTTTGGATTAAATGGCATAACAGTATTTGAACTAAGCCAGGCCTGGTCGTCACTACCAGCATTATTACCAACTATAACTACTGGCCCAAAGAATTGTCCGTAGTCTGTATCTGTAATTGAGTTGGCCGAAGTATTCGTTCCTGAATATAAATAAAATCCTACACCTGAACCATCTAATTTTGGATTATTTGATTGTTCTATATATGTGGGTCTTATTTCTCGTGTTGCTGGGTTAAAGTCTTCAAAGTATAATGCTTGTGGTTGATTTCTACCTACAAGTTCAACATCACCAGTAATTTTAATATTACCATTAGAACCACTAATCGATGTATTACCTCTACCAAAGAAAAATTCTTGTACTGCGAAGTCAACACCTGAACCTGATATCAATAATGTTTTAGCCGTATTGTCCCATGCGAAATACCCTGCACCCAATGGACCTGAACCACTTCCTAAGTAGAAGTTACCATCATTATCCATAAACGCGCTCATGTCATCGATTGTAGCTGCGGAAGTTAATGTATTATGATATCCAAGAACTTCACTATTCATTACCAACCCAGCTGGCGCAGGGAATGGAACTGCGGATAATGTATCACCTAAGAAACTAAAGTCTTGATTGTCTGCACCTTGAGCACCTGTACTTCCTTTTGCACCTGTCGAACCTGCCGAACCTGCCGCACCCTTAGCACCTTGACCACCTTGAGCACCAGCACCACCTTGAGCACCCTTACCACCTTGAGCACCTGCCGAACCTTGTTTAGATTTAGCAAACGACATAGTTTTTGCAATTATTACTTTTTGTGAACCACTACCACTAATTGCGTTAATTTCTAATGAACCAGAATCTTGTGTCAGACCCGTTATGGTAAAGTGATTATGTCCGTTTGTTGTTGCGTTACCTGATGACCCACCTGCGGATTGTAGTTGACTAAATGAAACTCCATTTGAACCTGTACCTGCATACTTGTATGAATTAGTTTTATTGGTAATACCTTCAAATATAATCATATCAGTAATTGCACCATTCAATCCACCTGTTGCAATCGAACCTGCTGCGTTTGCAGGAATTGTATGTGATTCATTTGTAAGGAACCCTGTTACCGCGTCAGAACCATCTGCACCTGGCGTTCCATCCGAACCACCTTCTACTTTAAATATTGTAATTGAATCAGATAAATCACTTGCATTGTTTGCTACCTCAATTGTAATTGGAAATTGATTTTTATTGGTAACTTTCCCTGCTGCATTGGATGCACCATTGTCAAATGTTAATGTAAATGTTTGAGTACCTGAACCATTTGTTATTGTACCACTCAATGCTGGGGTTGTAATAGGCCCACCACCACCTTTAGTAATTGTAATATCACCTGTATCAATTGTATGTGCTAAGTTCTGTTGAACTACACTCATGGTAATTGTAGTAGGAGTTGCAGATGTATCACTTGAATCGTCAAATGCAAAAGTTTGAGAATCCGAAAGTAAAGTTAGTGACCTTGCCGTTGAACCATCCAAACCATCATCACCCTGTCTTGCTACTGCAACCGACATAGTTTTTGCAATTTGAGTACTTGAACTTACTGCCGTTAATACAATAGAACCACTAAATGGTGAAGTTGTATTTGTAATGGTTACTGGATTAGTACCACTCGTTGTTATATGTGCTGATTTAGTAACAGATATACTATAATCACTTGTACTATCAGTCACACCCTCAAATACTATCATCTCAGTACTTGCGCCTGCGAATGAAATAACTTCATCAGATGAACTTAATGGAAGTGTATGAGAATCGTTTGTTAAAAGCGCTGAAACTGCGGATGTACCATCTGAACCTGGCGAACCATCTGAACCACCTTCGACTTTAAATATTTTTACTGAATCAGTTAACCCATCTTTGGTACAAGAAATTTCAACAGGTAAAAATCCTTTAGTTTGTTGCATCCCACCTGCGGATTGTCCACCGACCCACTTTAAACTACCACTTACAATACCAGTTCCATTTGAAACATCACTATTATCAAAAGCAAATCCCGTTACTACCGAACCACCATTTCTTGTAATTGTAATATCACTTGTTCCAATAGTACCTGTAAGATTTTGTTGTTGGAAACTAAATATAATATTAGATGGGGTTGCTGAAGTATCGGATGAATCATCGAAAGCAAATACAGGCGAATCTAAACTACCAATTAGTAATTTAGCGGATGTACCAGGATTACCATCTGCACCTTGTTTAGTTCGTGTAAGTGACATTGTTTTAATCAATCGTGTACTTGAACTAACTGCGTTAATTGTTAGTGACCCCGAATCAGCATTTAGGCCTGTTATACTAAAATGATTATGACCTGCCGTTGTTGCATTACCTGACGAACCACCTGCTGATTGTAAATGTGAAAATGTTGTTCCTGTCGATGCCGTAGCAGAGAATAAGTAATTAGATGATTTGTCTGTAACACCTTCGAATACTTTTACATCAGTTACACCACCTGCGAATGATGCAATACTACCACCAGAATCTGCAGGGAAGTTATGATTCTCGTTTGTTAAGAAAGCGGTAACTGCATCCGTTCCGTCTGTACCAGATGTTCCACCTTCTACTTTAAATACTTTTATACTATCTGTAAATGTGTCTTTACTTACTTCAATTGTAATTGGTAAATGATTTTTAGATACGACTTTACCTGCCGCCGGACTTCCCCCATTTGCAAATAAAATACTACCACTTAATAAACCAGAACCATCACTTACATTACCACCTAATGATGGTGTTGTGATTGTTCCACCACCATTCTTAGTAATGGTAACATTACCTGTTGAAAGTGCCCCACTTAAATTTTGTTGATTGATAATAAACGATATTGAACTTGGTGTTGCAGTAGTATCTGCAGATGTATCAAAAGCGTAAACTTGAGAATCAACAGTAACTTGTAATGTTTTAGCATTAGAACCTGCGAGACCTGCAGTACCTTGTTTTGATTTAACCAAGGACATTGTTTTTGCAAGTTGTGTACTTGAACTTACTGCAGTAATTACTACTGACCCACTATCGTGTCCTGCTGCTGATATTGTTAATACATTTCCATTTGTACCACCCAATGTTGATGTTACTCCTAAACTACCTGTTCTACTATAAGAATAGTTTTCAGTTACATCTACAACACCTTCAAAAACAACCATTTCTGAAGTTGCGTCATCAAAACTAACAACTGTTCCATCTGATTGTGCAGCGAAGGTATGTGCTTCATTGGTTAAGAATGCCGTTACTGCATCTTGACCATCAGAACCTGGTGAACCATCTGAACCACCCTCTACCTTAAATAATTTTATTGTATCGGTTAATCCGTTTTTAGTTGCTGATATTGTAATTGGGAAATGTGACTTAGTTCCTTCTATACCACCTGCATTTAGATTATTTCCAAACACAATACTACCACTTGCTATACCACTATACTTTCCATCAGTAGCACTTACATTGGTATTATTGAAAGCAAAGTTTGTAATAGCATCATCACCTTGAGTTGTGATTGTAACATCACTACTTCCAATTGCGGCGTTTAAGTTTTGTTGGTTAAATGAGAATATAACATTTGCAGGTGTAGCTGAAGAATCACTTGAGTCGTCAAATGCCATCACTTGAGAATCTAAACTTGCTACTAATGTTTTAGCATTAGAACCTGCGAGTCCATCTGCACCTTTTGCACCTGCAGCACCTGCGGTTGATTTTGCAAGTGACATAGTTTTAACTAATTGAGTACTTGCACTAACTGCGGTTATTGTTAAAGAACCACTATCATGTCCCATTGAGGTTATACTAAATAAATTATCCCCAAAACCATGTCCATTTTGGGTATGGCCAAGTCCCACCGAACCTGTACCACTAAATTTATAGTTTGATGTACTGTCGGTGATACCTTCAAAGACAACCATGTTAGTAACACCTTGAGTGAAGTCTGATATTGTTCCTGATGAGTTTGCAGGGAATGTATGTGATTCGTTAGTTAAGAATGCCGTTACTGCATCTTGACCATCTGTACCTGGCGTTCCGTCTGCACCACCTTGTACTTTAAATATTGTTGTACTATCAGTTATATCATCTTTAGTAACCGATAGTGTTAATGGTAAATCAGTTTTATTTAATGACAATCCACTAAAAGATAAACTACCACTTTGTTGTCCTGACCCTGATACTATTCCCGAAGCCCCACCTAATGATGGTGTTGATATTGATGAACCACCTGCTTTAGTGATTGTGATATCACTTCCTGCGATTGTAGCTGATAGGTTTTGTTGACTGATTGTAAAGTTAATTACATTCGGAGTTGCTGAAGTATCAGTAGAATCATCAAATGCGTACACCGATGAGTCGGTTGTTATTTGTAATGACTTTGCAGTTGCAGATTCCGTTACGGCGTTAATTGCTTCTTCTACTGATTGAAATCCACCGTCTGGTGCAGTTATTTGAATAGTACCTTTTACTACTAAGTTAGTACCATCCCATGTAAATTTATCACCTAATGAGAATTTTGAATCTGAACCTAAAAAGAATCCTGTGTTTGTATTACCATGTGTTCCGACACCTGTAAACAATTTGGAATCTTGCATTTTGATTCCACCAATAGAACCTGTGTTTGCTATTATACCACCTTGAAGGAATACATTATCAGTTGCCAATCCAAATCCTGGATTTGAATTACCGAATACATAAGATGAGTTAGCCAACCCACTTAAGTCACCCAATCGAACTTTTAATCCAACATCATATAATCCACTACCCGTCCTTTCAACAATATCCATAAACGGAGTATTGGTGTCTCGTGGATTTGCATTCATTTTAATGTAACCACTACCACTCAGTCCAGTTGATACTATCACCTGACCTTCATCGTATGGTTGAGCTGCTGATGCTAAATCACCAACAAAATCACCTTGTGACCCACTTCCATATCCTCTTGTTACATATAGTCTACCATGTACTTCGTCTGCGCCAGAATTATCACCATCAAGTGATGCCGAGTTTACTAAAATATATTCTGTTTGGAATCCTGTACTATCTACTTTTTTAGCTAATAGAATTTCACCAACAGTAAACCCACTTGCATTCTTAACTGACATTGTTGTGTCATTTGCAGTAATGTTTGACCCTGTTAATGTTGTTGCGTTAGTAACCCATAGTTGACCACCAACTGCGTTTACAGATTCTTTCTCAAATGTAGTTGTTCTTAGAGTACCTCTAATTCTTACATTTTCAAACTCTGCAGTTCCATTACCTTCTGAAGATATTTTCCATCCTTTAAAATTACTTGCGAAATCTTTTGTCTGTAAAATACCTTCTGGTTTCATTATAAGATTACCACCCTCAATGGATGATGTTGTAATGTCCCATCCACCAATAGATGCCGATTGGAATATAGCAAATCCATCAGCGTCAATAGATGACGATGCGTTTTGTCTTGTAGAAGGGTTTCCACTAATTTGTGCAGGAGTACGAATGTTGTTTGCAGTAACTGCCCCTAAGATAGTTACACCATCTGTAATCGTACCACCTTCTATTAATACTTTTGATGCGGTTATATCACCTTGAGCTTTTAATCTTAATGAATTGTCTGATGACCTAATCTCATCTGAAACAACCTCAAATCCTGCAATAGATGCAGATGCGAATCTTGCAAAACCATCTTGGTCAATTGACGATGATGCGTTTGCTTTAGTTGATGGTGCACCATTAACTACGGCAGGAGTCCTAATTTGATTTACTGTAAGTGATGATTTTATTGTTGCGTTTGTACCAATTATCAATTGACCTGTGTTTGGGTCTAAGTGAAAGTCAGATGAACTAATTTCAATCTTACCATCCGAGCCACTCATAAATTGACTACCCGGCGTACCTATAAAAAACTTCTCTGCTTTTACATCTAATAAACCACTACCTGATGTTGTGAATATAAGGTGACTCTTATCATTCTCAGATACGAACTCAAATCCGACACCTTCCATTAAGTCACTACCAACTACCAAGTTACCACTACCAGAATATATTAAAAATCCACCTGGCCCTTTTCCTTCGGATGCGGATGTAAATCCTTTATATCCAACAGACCTTAAGAATCCACTACTTGCTCCACCGATTTCAATACCACTACCTAATGCGTTTGATATAAAAATAGAACCTGTTATTAAAGAACCCTTACCACCAATAAAAGTAGTAGAACCTGGAAATACCACATCTTCTATTATAATGAAGGTTTCCGATGGTTCGTTTTTACTATTTAAGAATTCTATTCTAATAGTCTTGGGGTCACCAATATGTTGAGATGGTATTGGTATTGTAAATATGAAGTCTGAACCATCAGTTGGTTCTATATATCGTGTTGTTGCAATTGTTTCAAAATCAGTACCAAGTCCTTGTGATTTAACAGAGGTTCTTAGCAATTCAATTTTACCTGCAACTGGGTCGGCACTTGTGATTGTAAATGTAGATACTGTTTGTAGGTTTTGTGATGTTCCTACCGATGCCGATGAAAAATATTCTATAAAAGTAGGAATGGTATCTGCGTCACTAAATCTGTACTGGTGTTCTTGACTACCTGTTATAGGGTCTTTTATTTGTAATATGTTACTACTTGATACACTTAAGATAGATGATGTAAAACTTGTTGGTTGTTCAACACCCGTTTGTCTTGGGAAAATAGTGGTCGATGATAAGTCTAATCTTACCTCACCACCAATCATCATACTATTAAATCCACTACCAGCCGTTTTGGTTAGAATTACATCATCACCAAAAGTTGACCTTTGATACTTGACACTATGTGTATCTGTTGTTAATGTTAGGGTTGCGTTTCTACCCTGACCCAATTCATCTTCAGTTTCTTGATTTAATTCAAATGTACTAAATGGTTGTAAACTTGCAGATATTGATGCGAGTGGTAAAAGCTTTTCATTGAAAATAATATCGGAAGAAGACCCCTGATTTACTCTTACAGGAATATCTCTATTCCACCTTACTGCGTTTCCATTTCTAGCCGTACCTATAATTGTTACTTTTGCAATTCCAGATGCGGTATTTTCTGAAGGGTCTGTTCTATCTGTATAAACCCAAATACTAACTATCTTACTTCCATCTCGGTCCTTTCCATTCATTATTTCAAAATAGATTGGATTTCCGTTTGAATCAAGAACCTCTATTTGTATTTCAGAGTTTCTTTTAAGTGAGTTAGAACCCGTTAACCTTATTGTGTTTTTACCTGACCCAAAGAATTCGGGCACTTCCGTTACATTAAAAAATGTTGAGTTTGGATTGGTGTCTTCTACAACAGGTGGTTTCGCAGGTGAAAATCGTGGGGTCGGTCCAGACCTTGAATCTCTTAAACTCGCACTTGTTCTTGGTGCGAATTGTTTGTTTAGATTTTTCTTACCTCTTCTTCTGAATGGTATTGCCATTTATACTCTCCATATATAACTATAAATATGAAACTTTTGAGAACCCACGAACTTTACTGATATCTATTATTTGGTCTACCATGTCTCTCGTTTTGTCAATATGACTTATTGTTACAATAAAATCAAATTGTGTCTTAAGGTAATCAAATAATAAATATAGAGAATTAAAGTTATCAGTATCTAAAGAACCAAATCCCTCGTCAATGGCGATAAAGTTTGGTCTTGGTAAATTAGATACATTTATTAACGCAGTTCTTATTGCGATAGAAGATATAAACTTTTCCATACCACTTGTTAATTCAAGAGGCCAGTATTCATCAGTACCATATGCGATATATGAATTGATGTTTTTACCATCTGTATTTAGTAATACTTGGAAGTCTACTATCGGTTGTAGTATGTTGTTTATTTCTATTTCTAATTTTGGTAATACTTCTGATATTAGTTGATACGGAATCCCATCTCGTCTAACACACTTAAGATAAAACTCATATCCATCGTACTTGATTTCCATATCACGAAGTTTTTCTATTGATTCATTAACTTGTTGTATAGACTTTTCTGCTAATTTTATATCAGAGTTAATCGACATTACTTCTTCGTTAACCTCGGATATTTTGTCTTTTAAACTTTCTCGTGTGTTTTTAAAAGAATCAATTCTTTCATTTACTAGCTTGTTGTGCTCAACTGCTTGTTGTTGCTTATTTGCTTTGTCAATTGTTTTAGATAAAGTCTGTATTTCGGATTTGTATTTATCTACTAACTTAATACAATCATCATAAACCTTTGTTGCATCTAACCACTCTTTAGCCAAATTCAATTGTTCATCTATCAAGGTTTCATAGTCTTGTAATTGATTTTTAACATCAAAGTCATTTCGGTCCTCTAATACTTTTATCTTAGTTTTAATTAACTTTTCATATTTTGTATTTTGACTCTTAATGTCTTTTTGTAATTGTTCTGCTTGTTTAGCGAATGGTGTATTTTTATTCTGTACACAATGTTCACAATTATCATCAAAGGTTAATTGACCGATACCATCTAAGTGAGACCTCATATGTTTTAAGTCTAACTCAATAGTCTCAGATTGTTTTTCTAAATTATTAAATTTTGCATTTAAAGTTTCATACTTAATATTTTTACCTTTAAGTTCTTTAATATTTAATTTCTTTAATTTAGATTCTATATCTTTTTGTTTGGCTTCGATATCATCAATCTGTAATTTATTGAAATCACATTCTGAGTTTTGATTGTCTAAAAGAACTTTGACCTCGTCTAACTTAGATTCTAAGGTTTCGATGTCACCGATATCTTCGACTGGTTTTAAAGTTCTCATTTCAAACTCCATTTTCATATTGGTGTTATCTAACTTTAATTCGAGTTCATCTTTTCTTTCTTGTAACTCATCTAAAGAACCTGTGATTGATGTTAGAGATTGTTCTGCTTCAATTAACTGACTTGGAAAGTCTTCTTTCTTATATTCTCTAAGTAATGTGTTTAACTCTCTAATCTCTTCACTTGCTATCGCCCATAAATCTTCGAATACATCCATATCCAAAAATTGTGCTAATAGTTCTTTTCTTTCCTTTTGAGATTTTTCTATGAACCCACTACTATTAGATTGTGTTGACATCGCAGTTAAAACAAAGTCTTCATATGTTCCAATGTACTCACGAATGATTGCGTTGGTCTCTCTTCTTTGTTCACCATTAAGTGATTGTCTTTCACCATCTACAATACGATAAAACTCTACATCAACTTTTACAGTTCCTCTTTTTGGACTTTTCTTTGCCTTTCGTTCTATAAAGTATTGTACATTATTTAATTCAAATTGGAACTTACAATCAAATCCCATTTTAGAATAGTTTAGAACATCCTCTGCTCTGATTGTCCTTGAACATTTATCAAACATACAAAAAGACAATGCGTCCCATAGAGTTGACTTACCACTTGCGTTTGGTGCGAATATCCCATATGCACCTTTCATGTTAGTAAAATCAATTACATTGTTAGTACCATACGAAAACATATTAGAAAACTCAAATCTTCTTGGAATCCAAGTTGAATTACTAATAACATTATGTTTACCGAGCTTATCGTTTATGTCATTATTAATCTGAGTAACTACTTCAAGTTGTTCTTTTGTAAGATGGTCGGTCTCTTCTAAATATTCAGAAATTAATTTGTTTTGAAATCCTGTATCTCTTACATTTTGTAAAACTATTGATTGGTGTTCTACATCTCTTTTTCGAGTAAGAACTTTCTGTACTGTTAGTTCTTGAACATCCCTTCCCTTTTTTATTTCTGCTATAAGTTTATTTAGTTGCGATGCCTTAGTATCTTTTACCCTTACTCTTATTCTTGGTTTATTTGGAATGTAGTTATCAGATACTATCTTACCATTCTCAATATCAATAGTAACATAACCATAATCATTGTGAACTTCGATAAACTTACTTTGTAAAGTTTCCATGTCCCAAACTAAAATACCATGCTTTGGATATTTAGCCTCACCATGATTTTGAACTATAAGAGAACCTGGATATTTTATATGTGAATTACCCATTACTGAATTATTAGGTTTATGAATATCACCTAATAAAACCAAATCAAAATCAGTAAAGTGAGATACCTTAACATTTTTGTTTTGAATCACAAATCCATGTTCCGTTTCTATATTATCTACGGGGCCATGGAATACACCAATTCTACCATTATTCTTTTTATAGTCTTTTGCTTGTGGGAATCCTTCAGAAGTATCCCATATTGACTTATGTATAAATGTATAACCACCAATACCATAACCACCCGTATCTCTTAGGTAGTAAAGGTTTTTGTGGTCTAATGCTTTCATGATTGGACTGAGTGCATCAAGTCTTGATGTGTTGTTTAGATTTGCATCGTGATTACCAGGAATTACAATAGTTGGTAATAAGTCTGCTAACTTACAAAAGAATTCTTGAGTTAAGTCTACAACCTCAGGTGACATATCTGTTTTTGCGTGAACAATATCACCTGCAATATAGATGATATCATTTTCACCCATAGTAGATAATATGTGTCCATACAATTGTGAGAATACCTCACGATACTCTTTATGTCTTTTTAGATTTCTAATATGAACATCGGCAATATGATATATCTTATCAATTTTCTCAACACCGATGTCGATGTATTTTATTTTTCTCATACATTAAAAAGCTGATACTCCATTAACTTTCTTAAGTCTAATGATGGTGTATCATAAATTTTTTGGTTTATATTTTCATAACCCATATCGGATGCGTCTTCCTCACCCATATCAACCAAATGCGTATCTATCCCATACGACATAAACTTCTTTGAAAGACCTATGGCATTAGATAGAGCATCGGAATCTAAACAAATATACAACTTTTTTACTTTATTTGCAACTATTTTCTTTTCTAATTCCGATTGGATTGATTTTCCGAATAATGGTATTGCGTTTCTTCGTATTGCGATTGCGTCAAACGCCCCCTCACATAATACCAATGGTGTATCCCAATTTATTAAAAGGTCAAACCCTATAATGTTTTTAGATACCTTTGGATTCTTATGTTTAAATTTACTTTGATAGAATGACCTACCTACAAAAAAGTTTAGCCGACCTCTGTCGTCATACGATGGTATAATAATCTTATCTTCATATTCTCCTGTTTCACAATATCCAATATTGTATTTAATTATATCTTCGGGTCTCAATCCCCTTTTTAACAAATAATTTAATGCGTGTTTATACTTGAAAGAATCTGACTTCTTATAAAGTGGTTTAAATTCCTTTGGTAATTCTACTTGCTCTATAATAGTGTCAGTTTGATAATCTGAATTGTATCGGTTTATCCTACTGAATATACTATTGTACTCATCCCATGTTGATTTGGATACACGAAGTTTCTTGAATAAGGTTTTAATTGTACGACCCTTTTCATCCGATATCCAACAATGCCATGGATTCTTACCATCAGAAGTAATTTTAATATTTACTTCTAACTTAGGTTTATAGTGGTCAACAAATGGTGAGTAAAACGCATAGTTATCACCTGATGTTCTCTTGGATTTACCAAGAACGGACTCCAATAATTGCAGTAGTCTATCTTCCATTTAATATAAAGTTACCTTAATATACGAAATTATTTCGAGAATGCAAAGAAATTTTGTGAAGGTTTTTCATCTATCCATTCTTGTGGGATTTCCTTCTTTGCCCATTTGAACCCATTCTTCTCACACCATTCAGCGTAAGTAGTTTTAGAACCTTTGTATATTTTACCATTCGGCGATTGTAATACAAACCTTAAATCCATCTCTGGATTTTGTTCTTTTATTAATAAATGTTTTTTTCTATCTTCAGGTAAAAACCACCCCTTGGATTCTATATAGATTCCATTTGGTAATTTAAAATCTGGTTTGTAAGTATGATGTGTTGCTGGTATTGTATATGATACTTCGTGTTGTTCATACTCACCATCAATACCTTGAGCTTGAAGTTGTTCATCAATTCGTGTCTCAAGGCCGGACTTATGTCCTTTTTGTTTTTGGATGTGACTCCAATTGCCTTTTTTATTCATAACTATTCAAAATCTAATCGAATATCAATCGTTACATCAACATCTTGTCGTTTCTTTAATGGCGAACCTAATTTACCTATTGCGAGTAAATCACCCGTATCATTGTATAAACCTACTGATGTTATGTATGGTCTAAAATCTGACCCTGTTACAAACGCTTTTAATTCGTGATTATCTTCCGTACCACCTTTTCTTAAAGTGTTGTTTTGTGATACATTATATTCATTTTTTCCAATCTCACATAATATGGATTGCATTTCTATTTTCTTTGTTGACTTATATGTAAACTCATATCCCTTGTCTGTATAGTCAAAGTCACCATTTCCTAAGAAACAATTTTGATACTTAGGTCTTGGGTCTGTTACTACTATTAATCCTTTTTGATAATATACATAACCAACATCTCGTGTTTGATATGCTGACCCACTTATCACATGATTGTTTGATAAAGAACCTACATGCGCAGGTGTTAAATGTCTGTTATAAATTCTGACCTCATCAACTGACCCACTTGTTCCTGTAAATTTTGTATCTGCTCCATTGTCACACATTATAGTAATGTCAGCTTCATTTGCAAATGTTCGTCTGACATCTGTTGCAACAGTACCTTGACTTACACCATCGATATAAAAGTCAAATTTTTGAGCAGATTTATTTTTTGAATTATTATGAGTTACTATAATATTATGCCAATTATTATCATTATACTTTGTAGATGAACTTAAAGTCATTATAGGTTTTTTATCTTCCCTACCATCACTATACTGAAAAACTATCTGTCCGTTTTTTGCACCTGCCGTTTGATTATGTACACTAATGTCAAATGGGAATTGCCCATCTGTTGTAGTATCCATTCGTCTGAAATATGATGGTTTGTTTGAATACGGGTCTACTTTTTGATTTGATTTCTTTATAAGAGTATTGGTAGTGTTATCTGTAAAAGATTGACTTGGTGGTAACTTTACCCATAAAGAAATACCAAAGTCATTATTTTGTGTAAAGAAAGTGTAATAAGAACTTCCCATTGATGTAAATAAATGAGATTGTTCTGTCATGTGTACACCATATCCACTTGAACTAACTTCTCCTGTTGTAGTAATACCAGAAACAACTTTTGCTTTACTTATGTAAACATCTCTTCCATCAGGCCCATCGTCTTTAGACTTTTTGTAAAATGTATTAAATGTACCATCTTGGAATCCTAAGTAAAACTTTAAACTTTCTTTAGGTACAAAGTTAGTATTGTCTATTATTGTATCGTATAAGATACCACACTCGTTTGTATGTTTTGATTCACTTAAGAATAAAGAAGAAGATGCGGCTAATTTAGAATGGTCTGTTATTGTTACTGAACCTGGCTTTATACCTAATCCAAATTTATTTTGAGGTATTGATATAATAGATGCCGTTGGATGTAATAAGTGACCACCATGTCCATATTTAAAACATGAGGTATTAATAGTGTCCCACATAATTTTCTGTGGAATCTTATTCATAACAGGAACTACTGCCCTTGATTGAGTAAGTAAGTCACTATCAAATTGTATACCTTGATGTTTAGATTCAGAAACTTCTGTTCGAATACCATTTGGTGATATTGCTCTAAATGTAGATATTTCAAAAGATGATGAATGATTAGTATCAGTCACCACATAATTTTTATATGCCGTATAGGGATACTTGGTTATCCCTTGGTTGAATATCCTTTTGAAAACTTGACTCATACTTCATCGCTTTATTAGAAATCTAATTTAACTTTTATTAAAATTTCATTAGAGAAAGATTTCAATAGAGGTTTAGAAAGTTTAGCAATCGCCAACAACGCGTTGTCGTTATTATATAAACCAACACTTGTGATATAAGTTTTAGGGTCACCGATATAAGTAGTTTGTGCTAACTTACCTTCTGAACCTGAAATGTATGTTGGGTTATTACTAAAGTTATACTCTGCATTTTTAGCTCTAACAAAATAAAATGTAGACTTTATCTCTTCTTCATTTCTTGCTTGGAATCCGTTTGTAGCATCTGCAGCTGCAGCTCCACTAATTGCCGTAAACAATCTATTGTGGTTTTGATTATCTGCTTGTGTTCTAACTGTTCCTAAAGATGCTGATGTGTCGAGTAATGCTGCACTTAATACAATGATACCATGTTGTGGATAAACTTCACCGAATACTCTTGATGAGTTTTGGATTCCGTTTAATAATGAACCACTTACAATATTGTATTTAGTTTGTCTTGCGTTACCTGATTGGTCTCTATCACCACTATCGTCAATTAACCTTAACATATCGTTTCCGCCAGAACCTGAGATACATAGTTCCCAATTTCCAGGGTCAAGTCTATCTTTTAATCTTGCTCTGTTTATTGCGATTGCGTAGACATCGTTTTGGTTCGTGTCATTAAATCTAAAGAACTTTTGAGAAGATGGTAATAAGACTTGTTGTAGTTGTGAGTAAATCGCTGATGAAGGTGAATCTTCATTCGTTCCTGCTGACCCACTACCAGCGTAGTGACCATATGAGATTGAGAACTGAGGTTCGTTTGTTGATACAGTCGGGTCGCCATTATAGATTTCATAATAATATGCTTTTTGAGTAGCTGATTGAAATGATGATGTATGGAATACTGTTAGTTCACCACTATTACCACTCCACAATCCTCGTGTTACTCTTTTAGTTCCACCTTCTACAATATCTTCATTTGTAAATGCAGTATATACTTTACCACTACCGAAGTCGTATGCACCTGCTCCGATTACTGGTGTTGTGTTATTAGTGTTATCGTCTCTTACTATATCTACAACTGGGTCTGTAACTACTACTGAACCACCACCTGTGTTTCCACTTGTTACACCGACAGATACGGATGAACCACCGCCACCGCCGCCTCCATTTTGCATGAAGACTTGACCGCCGAGTCCGAGGTTACCATAATAAGGGTTGTCTGTACCCATACCGTAGTTACCAAATCCACCACCACCATATCCTAACATTCCGTCAAATGCTGATGTGTTTCCGCCTATCCCATTATTTGAGTAAACCATTCCTTGTCCTGGATAAAACATTGCCATAATCTATTCCTCTATGCGTTTGATGTTACTTTAGGCGTTACCGTTACATCAATCTCAGCTCTACCACCTGTTTCATTACCAATGATAACAATTCTTGTAGAAGTTGTTTGATTAATTGGTAAGTTTGTAGTTGGTTGAAATTGAAATGCAGTTCCTGTTACAGAAATTGCTTTTGCGGTTGCGTAAGTGTTAATATTAATAATTGCAGATTGTTTACCAGGTACTGCCCCTAATCCTGCGATAGTACCGACATCACTATTTAATAGTATTGCAGTATATCCTAAGTTTTCATTACCACCATTTTTGGTTACCACATTGATTGGTACAAGAATACTTTCCTCAGCAACATTAATCGATGAGATTGATGTTTCTAAGAATGGTAACTTAATAGTACTCTTTGGTAATGATAATAATTTATATTTCATTAGATATGATTCATCAGTAATTGCCTCTAACACAGGCATATTCTCTATAACGATACCATAAAAATCACTACCTAATGAGTGTGCTGGATTCCAAAGGTCGTAATCAACCTCATCGTCAGCCAATGCAAATTGTGTTATTGCAAATTTGTCTCTGCCTTCAGCTAATAGCTCTCTACCCTTCTTGGTAAGTATTGCGTCTACTGTTACAGATGAATTATCTAAAAATCCCATAGTTGTTTCCTCTTTTACTTATATAAATATAGTTTTTTTTTAAATTAAATCATTTTTCTATTATGATTCTTATTTTCTCTATTTTAACCACCTCGGCGATTGTTTCTTATAAACCCACCTAAAGTTGTATTTGGACTTGCAGCCCCTGTTGAATTAGGATTGGTTTCATTAAAAAATCCACCTTGTTGGTTTGGTCGTTGTTGTCTGCCACGAGTTCTGTTTATCATATCATTAGCAGCATTTGTGTTAATACGAACTGGACTTCCATTTGGTGTAGTTGTTGTAGTCGTTTGCGTACCTCTTGGTCTTGCTCTTACAACAGGGTTTGTTGTACCTAAACCTAAACCAGGCAAACTTCTAAATATATTGTTTTCCAATACAACTGTTTTCCCTTTAGACTTTACCTCATTATTATTGTTGCTGAGAATGTGTTGTTTTACACTTACTAAAGTATCTGGGTCTGCAATTTTAACTGTATCAGGCAAGTCACCTTTAACTTCATCACCTTTTACTACATTATCAGTATTGTATACTAATACATCTGATTCTACTTGAGTTACTATAATAACAGGCGAATTATCAGGAGTATCAGGAGATTTGGTTGTCAATGAATCACTTGATATTTTACATCCTTCAAAAAATAAGTTCTTTAAGTTACCTGTTAATCTATCATCTTGAATTTGTGAAAAGTGGAATGATGCCGAACTTGCAAATTTAATTCCTAATGAAGCACTAACATCATTTGAATAAAAATACTTTGGTTCTAATGCGTACCTTGAAGGTCTTGAATCTAAGATTGTTGACCCTGTTGGTGAATATTCCCAATAACCATTTGAACCTGTAAAGTATGCACCAGATGCCGTATTAAACAATGCGAGGTCGGTGAACTTATATATGGATGGTTTAAATGGGTCTCGTTCAATACTTGAAGTATAAGTTAAGTAAGAACCTGATACAACATTCAGTACACTAATTCCAGGTGCCTCATATTGATGTTGTGTGTAATCAATATTATCAGGCCTTTTGTAATTGTTTCTTTCAAAGACATGAGGTTCAATCATTATACCTTTATGCCAATCTGCTCTCGCAGGTACAAGTTGTCTCATACTATCAAAGACAGACATATCATATCTTGATAACATTCCTATTATAATATTAAGAGCCGTTCCTCTATTATATTTTTGGAAATAGTTTCTTGCTCTAAAATCTAATAAATCATACCCGTCAATATTTCTAACATCAGTATCACCAATTAAATCATCAACCTCAAAATATCCTTCAGATGCATAAATATCAAAGTTTACAGTATCAGTTGTTGAGAAGTAAGTTCCTAATAAGTTTGAATCATTTGGAGCTCTATCGTATTGACTTACTTCATTTGATGTGTCTCTTTGTAGTGGTCCTTGTAATGATGATGACTCTACCCTTACTTTATTATTACTAAGGTTTAAAGCGCCTGCTGATGGGATTGATACAAAGTATGTATCCACTTCACCAGAAAGATTATCTGGCTGACCATGTTCATATGACGCTGATAATATAAATCCTCTATCTGAAGATGTGAAATGTTGGTTAGGGTGTCTTGATTGAATTGACCCACTAACACTATTAAATACACTATCAGGGAATATTCTATAAAGAACATTTTCGTATGATGTATCTAAATCTAAATCAGTCGTGTTGGCGTCAGAATAATATGCTTCTCTATTTGCCGCATGTCCTTCGAGAACCTCAGATGCTAATTTTGTTTTGTAGTATCTAATCTCTTGAATACTTGCAGTTGAGGTTGTTCCAAGATAAGGCGCCATTAACTTGTTGTTGTCTGATGAACCACTTGAGTTCCAAATAAAGTTCCAATTATTATTAGTTGTTGATGCGGTTGCGTGAACTAATACATCACCAAAGTCGTCTACATATGTAGCTCCTAAATGATATCCACCCGATGCAGATGAAAATCCTATAACAACATCTCTCTCTTGTATATAAGGGAAGTAATCTGAAGTTACTGATATTACTGGTGAACCACCTCTTAGTCTTACTCTGGCTTTTTTTGTTGATTGTTGGTAATCCCAATGTAAGTCAATCTGCCCACCATCTTTTTGATTTAATCTAAATACCGTATGATTGTCTGTTGGAAGTTTACCAACATACTCAATAGTCTTTGGTCTAATATTATTTATAGTATCCCAAATATGTTCACTTCTATTTTTACCATCTAATTGTAATTTGTAAACATATCTGTCGTGTTCATAAATGTTCTTTTGAGATTCTACTCTTGGACCACCATATTCTCTAATCTTCAAGAATGAACTTGGTATTCCGTATGATGATATTAATGTTTTAAATGAACGAGCCGTACCTTTTGTCTTGTAAATGCCTGGCACATTATTTAACAATCGTCTCCAAGTCTCTTGTACAATTTCTTTAGTCGGTTTGGAATACAAAGACCCTGATTGTTGTGGAGTACCATTTTGGTCAACACCAAATTCATATTGCCATAGACCTGTATCTGCGTATCCATTATATAGTTTCCAACCAAATGATTCTGCTATTATGGATATTAGGTCATTTGCTAAACCATCTGCTGGGTGTTCTTCTCTTTCATTGATTGTTGTCAATGATTTTATGTAGTTCCAAGAAATGTCAAAATGTTGTCCTAACATATCTACAAATGTTTGATACTCTTCATTAAGTTTATCATCAGTTATATTTACAGGAATAACACTTCTTAATTTTGTTGGGTTTTGGTGGTCATATAAAGAGGCACTTGATAGTGTCTCAGTTAACCACGAACTACCTTGACTTGATGTACTATGATACAATACATCAGGATTTCTTGTTTGTTTTGGATATGGATTAATAGTAAATGCTGAAGATGAGTGGTGACTATAAATCTGTGCGTCATGATTGTAATATAACCAATACTCAAAGTCATCAAATGTACCTATAAGTTCTAATTTTCTTCTATTAGATGAAGATATGTTTGTTAATGCCTCAGAACCACTTACATTGTTTAATACACCAATTCTTCTATCATATGCTTCAACTTGTTGTAACTTATAATAAAAGTTTCTAACTCGTTCTTCTGCTGATGAGAAGTTTACAAAGTTTGCAAAGTCAGAATAATCTATATTTAATTTTACATTTCCAAGAGAACCACTAAAATATCTATCTATTATTTTTTGTTGTGTAGGTGCGCCAGAGTCTAATAAACTACTCCATGTTTCGTAGTCACTACTTGCCCCAGAACCATCATCTAAATCTATATTAAAGTTTGGGTCTGAGAAAAACTCAGTATTATCTTCACCCAATTCGTTAAATACTATAACTCGTTCTATATAAGATTTTTGTAGTTGTGCAGATGTTCCAACTGTATCATTTACATTTACTTCATCTGGTAGTGGACTATAAAGTTTTAATATAGCGGTGTCAACTGAAGTTACACTCATATTGAGTCGTTTGTACGCCATACTCCAATAACTTGGAGCAGATAATGGTACACCAACTCCACCACCCGGACTTCCATTGTTCCAAACACCTGCTAACTCTACTGATTCTCTAATACCATTTTCAGTAACATCTAATGGTAACGACCCCGATGTTGATACACTTCCTAAAGAAAACTTTCGTACCCAACTTAGAGTAGTATCAGGGTTTTGTTTAATTTTAAATTCATCAAATCTACCAGTAACCTCAAAGTGCCAGTTGCCTGTCACAGGAGAGGTTTGTTCTGTTTTCTTCGTTACAATTACCTCGGTAAATGTATTGTAGTCAGACTCACCATCTAAATTCAATGAAGCTTCGATACCGCCTGATTCAACTGGAAACCAAATACTATTTGGTGTATCACCTGGTGGATATGGTAAGTAGTCTTGTACTTCACCGACAATTGTACCATCAAATGCGGCGTTGATAATTGGTATTAAATTATTACCACCAAGATTTATCATCAATGGTGTGTAAGTTGTACTTGGGTCTGTAAATGAGTTTGCTTGTATTTGTTGATTTTTATTATACAATGCTGCAAACGAAGAAAGAGCGTCTTGAATAAATCCTTGAGAACCAATTACTTTAATTTCTTTTCTGTCCCCTGATATTTCTGTAATCTTTAGACTTGGTAGGTTGTGAAGAAAATTATAAACTATGTTGTATGTTCCTTGATTGAACCCTGCAGCTCTAATATCTGCCTCTGGTTTTACAAATACAGTATAACCATTTTGTTCATCACCAATTTTTTGAATATTTCCATTTGTACTTGCAACAAGAGTTGCACCTGCGTAAAAGTGTTTTTCAACTTGGGGAGTTGATACTCCTGCAACACCAACGATATCGGCATCTCTAAGAGGCACTCTGATTTGGCCACCATCAAGTATTGATTGGTCACCATTATCAAAAATTTGACCATAAACTGGTTGTTTTGATAAAACCTCTGCTTGATTATAAAATCTATCTAATGCCATTCTTTAAATCCAAAAACTTACCATTATAAATATTTTCTCTCATTCGCTTCTTTACTTTAGAAGTTGTATAGTAATCATACCCTTCTATTTCATATAGACCCGTTGTCAATTCAGTTACATTTAAACTATCAGGCAACATTCTTTCTTGTAGAGTAACCCCATTAAATGTTTTTAAACTTCGTTTATGATTCTTAACTCTTTTAAATTTATTTTTTGATTTAGATGGTCTTTCACATTTGTTTCTAAGACCTAAGTGGTCTTGCCATAACGCCTCATTTGACCATTTAATATCAATAAACATATTTCTTTGGAATCCTAAAATCATAGCAGTATCTAAAATATGTTTTAGGTATTGATGATTTTTTATTTCATTTCGTAAGACAATATCTACATCCATAGTTGGAATATCTGCACCATAAATATTTTCTGCAAATGCACCAACCAAATAAACTTTATAGTCTGATAAATCAACTTCTTTGTTGAAGTTGTTCCACCACCCTTTAAACTTATCATACCTTGGTCTTTCCCATGGTGTTGTAGTTTCGATATTTCCTATTTTAAAATAAAACATATTTTTTCCTATGAGTCTAAGTATCCACCACCACCAAACATACTATTATAATATGGGTTGTTTTGTTGGAATGTTGTTTGATTTCCACTTCCAGCTCCTGGAGTTGCATATGGGTCATCAGTTACAACTCCACCACCACTCGTAGTATTGCCACCACTCGTAGTATTACCACCACTGGTTTGTCCTGATGAATTACCTACAAAATCATTTATTTGTTGAGGGAACGCGTTAGGTGGGAAACCATATCCATTTGGAATTCGTGAACCATCATCTAATTGAGTAATCGGTGGCCAAGGAATTGAATTCGTGCCTTGGATTGTTGTAAAAGGTCCTGATAAATATATAGAACCTAATCTTGCTCCCATCCTAGCTCTTTGTTGAACCGATTGGTTTGGAACAATACCTCTCTCTGGAAAACTTAATTCTTTTATTTCAATGTCAAGATTATTAACAACATCACTTTGTTGATATCTGGCTACTTTTGTTTTTGAACCATCATCTTTATCAACAAAATAGATATTACCATATTGTTCCCCTTGTTGTTGAACGGGGTATGATACTATCTGTCCTCTGACATTTCTGTTTATATCTCTTATTCCTTGTACACTCATTATCGTACTACCTTAAAGTAAAAGTTGTCATCGTAATATTTTATGTCACTTCCCTGGTCAACCCTAAAACAGAATTTATAAAATCGTTCAGGTTGTAATCCGTTAAACCAAAAATTGAAATAGTTACCACTTGCGTCACAACTTAACTTTGTGTAGTTTGTATCGAATGGAATGATAACTTGTTCGGTTTGGGAATCCACTACTGAGTAATATGATGTAGTTGGTAAATACTTTATCGTCTTTAAAGGTGACGATTCAAATGTCCTTGTTGGATATCTGTCTCTACCAAATACTCTAATCTTAGCTTTAGAACTTTCTTTATATTCTGTTGAAAGATTCTTAACATATAATATAAGGTCATCGCCTGTTAGTGCGCTTAAAGACCCTGTTACAAATGTAGAATCATCCCACCTTGCTTCTAATACAGGTGGATAGATTGTATGGGTATCAGTCGAAAAGAATTTTATTGAACCGAATTTTTTATCCGATGCCTCATCATTGTTAGACTTTTTAATAATCAGTCCGTTATTAACCCTTGTACCATTAATCATTTCGTTTACATACTCTGTAACTGGCACATTCAAATTGTCAGTTGATTTTGTAAACACTTGTTTGTAATGTGTGCCTGCACTATAAGATGATGTGAACCATGTTCCACCACCACTTGTTTTAACAAACGATGCTTCCCATAATGTATCATGGAATGCTGACCCTGTTAGGTCATGGTCTGTTGATAATATTTTAAAGTTATCAATAGATGCACTTGATTGTATTGAACTTCCACTTGCAAAATATGACCATCTAAATAAATGTTGTCCTGTTTCTCTTGCTTGGAATTTTACTGTTGGTGTAAAACTTGATGTAATATATCGTATTGCATTATCGAAATCATTAACATCAACTAATCTACCTGTTGGTGTTTGTATTGTAAACTCAACACCCAACGATGCACCTTCTGCATTTACTCTTGGGAAACTTCCTGTATCTATTGAAAAACTTGCAGTATAGTTTCTACCTTCTTGTAATGAGAACTTTCTATTTAAAGTTGCACCACCATTATTGGATGCGCTTATATTTAAAATATCGTTACCTATAAAAGCTGACCCTGTGATTCCTTGTGAGTTATCTATTCCCTCATTTATAAAATATGTAGATGGTAATCCACTTACATTTACAGAGAACTGGTCATTTACTAATGTTGATGATGGTTCATCTTTAAAGAATAAGAAGTTGTCGATTGAACCTGCTGACCCATCTGAACCATTTTGGTCAAAGAAAGAAAATTGTAATTTATGAAGTCCAGAGGCACTTGCTGTAAATGCCATTTTATATGTTGCGGTTGATATTAGTGATTCTTGGAATCCTGCAATATCATTATTCATTAAATCTCCTGCAGGGTTTACTACATTAAAGTCAACGCCTGATAAGGTCTCTCTATTGAAATCAAATTCTATTTTGTATATTTGTCCTGCATCTAATGATGCTGATAAGTTTGCCGTACCACCACTAAACTCGGATGCGGACATTGCCATCTTACCACCAGAAACAAATAACAATGGTTCATCACCATTTGGTCCATCAATTTTGTCTACTAACTCAAATCCACCAAGACCTGATACAAAGTCTATTGAAGATATTAATGAGTTTATTAAACTTGAATCTTTTATCTCACCAACCAATGCACCTGTTACATCCCAAGTTTCACTTGTGTTAGGTTGAGTCCATGAACACCCTTCTTCGTGATGTGGTGTATCTGCTTCTTGTCCTAATCCCTCTACCCATGATTGTTTGATTGGATAAACAAACAAATCGAAATCTTCTTGTAGGTCTGAACTTTCAACATTCTCTAATCGTAATCTATATTCAGGTGATGTTATTGTTCCGTCTGAAACTGAATTTGAGATTTCAGTTAAGTCGAATTGAACCAATGCCCTACTATTTCCTAACAAGTTAGTATTAGATGGGTCATACAATTTATTCACCTCAAGAATTTGGTCTTTACCCGTATTCTGGCCCTTACGACTTGAATCTTCGTAAATTGTAGTATCTTTATTTGCGTATATTCTATAAATCATATTTTAACCCTTTAAAATAGTGGTACTACTTTTCCTCTGATATCTTGTTCTGGGAATTTTATCTCAAATATAGATGGGTCTTTGGGTGGATATACAACTCCCTTTCTTGTTGCAGTTACAATATCATATCGTTTGTTGGAATAACTTCCACCATATTTGTTAATGACTTGTAAACCACCAAGACCATCTTTATCAGGTCGTACCACACTTTGTACCCCATCCACTTCATCTAACATTACATATATATCAGATAATAATATCGGTTGATTAATACTTCTTTTATTAATTGCAAAATAGTCCTTTATCTTTTTAATACATTTTAAAAGTACATCATTAGAATTAAAGTTAGGTTTAACTACGATTTCAAAATCAATACCTACATTTACAATGTAACCATCTTTGATATTGATTGCGTCAGTTAATATTCTATAATACGATAAATAATTTCTTAAATTTTGTTTAGTTGCCGGATTTAAAACTGTTAACTTTTTGTTTGCGTCATATCCTAAACAATAAAAGTTTATAGCTAATGGATTTAAAACACTTTCGTTTGTTAACGGACCATCATCAAGTGGTGTCTTGATTTGAAAATCAGGAGCAACAAACGCTTTTGCTATTGAACCGAATTGTGGTGGTAATGCGTATGCTCTTACTAAGTAATCTTCTCGTGTCACATTTCTATTCTGTGCACTAAAATAAGCTTTTGCGTTTTCTCTTACCTCTTCAATCTCTTCTTCAAACTTAGCACCAACCGCAGGTCTCTCATTTATTACTGCGATAGATTGTTTGATTTCGTTAAACAACGCCGAATCTAATCCTATGCCCGTTGTTTCTATTTCAACCTCGGCTACTTGATTTAGGTCACCTGCGATTACATTATCAACTACACCAAGACCAACTCTGTAAGTTACTGTTAGTTCTTGATTTGCAGGAGCGATTCCATATGTTTTACTATATAAAAAGTTTGATGGGTCTAATCCTTGATTTAGATTTCCGTTTGAGTTATATAATGCAGAACCCACATTGTCTGGATTGGGAAGTAACTCTTCGTCTGCGTTTGCAGATACACCTGCACCAAATTGAATTATGATTTCACCCTCATCGCTTATACGAGTTATATATCTTTTAGGAACTCTTTTTAGTTTTAACAAAGCGGGTGTATCATTACTAAATGCAGAATATGTTAATGAGTAGTCTGCCGTATTTGGACTTTCTGTAAATACAGTATCTTGTCCAAGGTAATCTACCTTAGTCCAAGCTTCACCATCATCGTCTGTTATTTTGATTACATCAATTAACCCATCCTCATCTTGAAGTTTTATCTTGTCATAAATCTTTGGTGAACCAAATGTAAAAGTCTGAGTCTTTTCTTTACCACTTGTTGCCTGCACATATTTCTTTAAAAGATATTTTACAGGTAAGTTTGTACTATCATCTACTTGGTATACTGATATTTCAGTTGGGTCAAAAGATGATGAGTAATTAAATCTAACTTTTTGATTTGTGCTAAACTCGATATCACCATTTGATTCTGCGATTATTTTTGCACCTTCTTTTATATTTAATGCGTATCTAAAATCTGGTCTTACATTTGCACCACTACCAATTGCTGGTACTAATTGGAATACTGCCATATTTGTTGTTGCGGGTACATTTAATTTTGGTTTGTATCCATACGCCTGTGATATTGCAAATATATTCTTTTTCTCTTGTGCTTGTTCTAATATAGATTCTCTAAGTTGAACATCAGTATAATATGAAAGTACATCCCCAACATATGAAGATAGTTCCAACATCATCATACCTGGAGAGGACTCGTTAAAGTCGTTAAAAGTTTGAGGGAAATAAGTTTTTGTAAAGTCTACAAGATTCTGTCTTATAGAACCAAACTCTCTTCCTATTAACTTAACATCTTTTTTAATTTTATCTGCCATGTTGTATTACCCTATGCTATTGATAGACCACCTTGTTCATCTATCCCTACTATAATTATCTTGTTTGCTCCAGTTTCTCCTACTGAAAATGAAAATGAAAAGTTTACTCTGTTATTATCTTCAAGAGTATCAACTTTAATTTCTTTCATTTTAATATAAGGTAACCAAAACTTAATATCTTTTTCAAGTCCACCTTTTAATCTTTCGATTAATTCGTCTGTTATATTTTCAAAAAGAAATGAAGGTAAGTCTGTTCCAAACAAAGGTTGAAAGGGTCTCTCACCCTTTCTTGTAAGTAATAAGTTTTTAAGATTTGATAATGCCTGTTCTTCGGTTGTCATCGTACTACGAAATATTGGAGCACCACCCAATGGGAATGGAATCCCAATTGCAGTATTCTTTTTTAAATCTAATGGATTTATTTTTTTCGTAGGTCTTGTAGCCATTATACTCTACCCTTCTTCTTGTTTATTGCTTTCATTAAACCTGAATAATCTTTTGTTAATGCGTTTCCTACACCAGAACTCATCACTGCGTTTACATCAACCACTCTACCATCAGAATCTTTTGTTGGTATCATTGATTGTGGTGTTGGTGAACTACTAAGCCCCATCATAGACGCCATAGTCGACCTATCCATTCCTTGTGCATTATTTGCAGTCATAGTTCCACCACCCATTGTTGGCCAATGGTCAACTGTTTCATTTAATAGGTCTGAAAATTTCCCGCCCTTAAATTTAACACTTGGCTTCTTAACCTTTTTTGTTGGTTGTGGTGTACTCATTTCTTGAATAATAGATTCACGAATGGCAAGTTTCTCTTTTGCCACCTGCTTCTTTACTTCTTCTTTTATTAACAATCGTATTGCTTTTACAAATTTATTGGTGTCCATAATAATAAATAGTTTTATTTTAATTAATTTTTCATTAAATTTAACTCTGTCGTTATTTTAGCGATTCTTGCTTGAATTCCTGTACATTGTCCCTTCAATGCACCACCTGCTCCAAGTAATGGACCATTCGGTATACCTGGTGGTGAACTTATATTTCCAAGAGCTCCTGAAGTTGCGAATGTACTAACTGCACTATTCAATGCATTGAGTTCGTTTTTAATTTCGTCTATTTGTGTAAACATATTATCCATCGCAGCTTTCCATGCTGGTGTTGATATATTCACATCTTCTGTTCCTGCCAATATAACTCTATCCTTTTTAGCATTTAATAATACTCGGTCAGAGTTAACCATAAATTGTGGGTCACCCCATAGGTTAGCAGGTTTTACTCCTAAAGAAAATGGATGTGCTTGACTTAAGGATATAGTTTGTTTGGATGTCATATATAATGAAGTATCATCCTCATCAACTTCCTCTATAACAAACTTATTCCAACCACTTGAATTTTGAGTATTTCTTAGTATTGTAATTGGTGATGTAGAGTCACCTTTCCAACTTGGTTTTTGAGTTGTCTGAGCTCCAGCTGGAGTATATCCAAGTCTGATTGATTGCCCAAACCTTCCTTCAACTATCACATCACCACTAAATGGTTGTAGTGCGGATACACCACCCACCTCTTCAAATCCAAAATCAAATTTAAAAGGTTTAGTAGAACTTGCTTGTGGATTACCTGCAGATGCTTCTGCGTATCCACCTGCGTCAGCTGAATCACCTTCGAGTGTTGTGTATCCTGCTGGTAATGCGTTATGATTTGTATTCCTTTGTAATGACAAAGGAGTTACATAATACATTCGTGTTCTGCTTGATAGTGCGTTGGAATCAGGACCTCTTTCATTAACGAGGTATACCATTTCCCCTGCAACGGGTACTCTTTTTATGTTGGTATCCAACGGCCATGCAATTTTTTCAACCTTACTTCTACCTGATGCCATGTTTACCTCAACCTTAATTGAGTAAAGTAAGTCGGAATCAGAGTCTTGTAGTTTTACTTCTGTAACGAGACCTGTGGCCATTATACTTCTCCTGTTTCTTCTTTAGGTAGGTCTTTTTCAACCTCGTCTATGGCGTCCATCAATTGTCTTTTTTCTTCATCAGACAACATATAGTTTCCACCATCGGTGTTATTATCTTTCATCATTCGTTGAACAATTGCTGCAAGTTTTATTAATGCATCATCGTTCCTAACGGATATGTCGAGATACTCCTTTATTAAAGGAACAACTACTGAGGCATCATTTAGATTCTTGACCATTGGTTCAAGTTGTGCAATCAGTAGTTTTATTTGTCGGTCTTTCTTTTTCTGATTAGAGTAAATGTCAGCCATTACATCTGAAAAAGATTTACCTTTAAAAATTTCATCGTCTTTGGTCATTGAATTCCTCGATTCTATGATTTATTTCTAAGTGTCCTTTTGAGACAAAATCGATGTACAACTCTTTATATACATTTTTTAATTTACCAATTACTTTTGTAATATATTGGGTTTGAACACCAGTTCTCTCTCTAATAAGTATGTAAAGAGCCTTTTTGTTGTAAGAATATAAATCATGTCTTGTTCTAAATAACTCTGTAACTGAGTCTGCTATTTTCTGTTCTCTATCTTTAGAAAACAACTTGTATAGATTTGCGTCAACATATCTAACATAGAAATCAAAAAAGTCTGCTATTGATTCTTTTAACTCCTTATCGTAAACTTCGTTACCTATATTTCTTGAACTATCAATATACTTTACTTCGGTCTTTTGTTTCATTCTTTGATAGTTCTGATTATTCTCATTGAATAAATAGTTTCTTGCTACCACAGTAAAATAAGAAAACGCCCTACCATTAGCTCCATTAAATTTATGAATCTTTTGGTTTAGGAACGCAACAACATTAGCTTTGACATCATCATATGGGACATCGAAATAGTATGTCTTATATGTGTGAATAACATTTTCAGCTAACTTGTCAAATGGATAGTGAATAAATCTATTGTAGATTTTATTCTTCATCTTATAGTCGTCTGAATTGTTGTATGCGTTAATAGCCATTTCAGTAATCTTCGTGAAATACCTTTTACTCCTTTTCCTTCGTTTCCTCGGCATAATAATTTTCAAGTTTTTCTATGATTGTATATAACTGCTTAAATACAAATCCAGTTTCATCATCATTTTCAAATGCTCCTTTAGTATCTAAGTCCTTCATCTTTTGCATTGAGTCATCTACTTCCTTTGCAAAGTCAGATATAAATTTTTCTTGTTCTTCAACAATTTCTTCAGCAGCTTCATTCTTTCTCAGTAAATTCCAAGTAGTGAATGCAAATACTATTGTTGTTAAAGACAATATAATAATTGTTTGTACCATAATTTTAATCTTCTACGATATCTTTAAATGCATCAAATACTTTTTTAGTATCCTCAGTCGATGTCTTTGAGGTATTAAATGTATCTGATAATTTTCCTTTTGTAGATGGTCTTCCGTTTGGATTACGAGTTGACTTTACTGGTGCCATCTCTTTTTGCCATCTTTCATACTCATATCTAGCTGCATTGATATCTGCTTGATGCATGATATGAGGTAGAGGTGTTTTAAGGGTTTGGTCTTTATTGAAAGTAATATAATACTTTTTATTAGACTCATCATACAACCCATCTGTAAGTTGTATTCCTATCCACTCCTCTTCACTACACTTAACTCCAAAATAGTTTAGAAGATAAAAACTTCTAAGACTATGGTCCATATAATTTAGGTTTGGATTTGTTTTGTAAATCTTACCTTGGTTTTTAACATGCCACTCGGAGTCGTTTTTAATATAGTGGTCTTCTTCAACCGAACCAAGTTTACCTAAGTCGTGGTGTAACGCCGTAAATATAAGAGACTCTTTACTGAGTCCTTCTAAATCAAGACCCCACTTTTCTTGTAGGTCATATATACTAAGTGCGTTTCTTGTAACTCTAAGTACATGGTCAATGTATCCACCAGGAAATGCATTATGATAATGTTCAACTGATGATGCAGGTGTATAAATTATTCTCTCTTCAAAATGGTCATACATTTTGTTTAGTGATTCTAATCTCTCACCTGTAAATGTTTGGTTGATTAATTTTCTAAATTTTTCGTAATTACTTACTAATTCTTCTGCAGTAAAAAAGTTTGTCATTTTATATTATTTTATCTATTATTCCAAGTTCTAATGCTTGTTCTGAAGATATAAAGTAATCATTGGATGATATACTTTCCCAATGTTCTTTATCTTTCTTTGTACACTCAGCCATAAGTTGATTACAATCACTTTCCAATTCTTCACTAAATTTAGCATTTGATTTTACATCACTTAGTTTACCTACTACAACAGTAGACAATTGGTGTACCATAATCTTTGAGTGTTTGGATGCCATACGAGTACCCGTACCACACGCCAGTAATAATGCTCCTGCGGACATCGCAGCTCCTCTAACAATGATATTGTATTTGATACCTTGTTTTTCTTGAGACTTCATAAAGTCAATTAACCCAAGAGTTTCAATCACATCACCGCCTGGTGTATTCAATAAGATATTGAATGTCTTAACATCACCACCATTGAGTTTATTTAGTAATCTTGATTTTGATATAACATCAAATGTCATACCAGATTGGATTTCACCTTCTATAATAATAACATTATCTTGAGTGTCTATTCCATAATCAAAATGTCTGAAGTGTTTTCTGTCAGGGTCTTTATCTGACGCTGATGCTTGTTTTCTTTCAGCCTCACTTAACTCTTTATCATATCTAACTTCAAGTTCGTCTTGACTTGTAGTTGTCTCATTTCCGTATAATTCGTCCATAGGTTTAATTATAATTTATACTAATATACAACATTTATTTGTAATTACCAAATCTTATTGATTTTATTTAAAGATTTCTCCATGCAGCGGTTTTCGAAGTACCCTTAGTTATATTTGTAGAAGGTATCTTTTTAATTACAGGTGATTCATTCTCACCATATAGTTCTTTTGCATCTTCGTTTGGTACAAATCTAACTTGTTCATTATCATCAAAAGTTCTTACTTGATTTTCTGGTTGACTTTCTTCCAAAACTTCTTGTACTTCTTCTTGCTCAAGTTCTGTTTCTGATATTCTATTGTCGTCCACGCTTTCTTGTAGTTCTGATAATTCTTCCCCATCTTTTTCAATAATGGGTTCGTGAGAATCACTATCAGAGGGACTCCGACCATTCCCGTCATATATAATATTGCTTCCATCGTTGTCATCATGTCGTCCTATTAATTTGTTTAGTGCTATTACCATAGCAATTGCTAATGGGTCAAACACAAATACGATTAGTAATGTAAACCAATTCACAATTACATTCATTGGTTTCTTAGTTAACTCTGCCATATATCTAAGTGGACCTATCTCAGCTGCCACTTCATTGTTTGATTCAATATCTAATACTTGTAATTCAAGTTTTGTAATTGAATCAGTCAATTGTTCAAGTTTGACATTTATATTTGTTCTTGTTTCTACCGCGGTATTTAATTCTTTCGTTAACAATTTTCTTGTTGAGGATGATTGCGTTGTAATAATTCTACCTAATGTATCTGTATATTGTATTCTGTTATTAGAGATACCATTCCTCAAGTCAAGGATAGATTTTGTTAAATTACTTTTTTCTATATTGTAATAATCAAGTTGTTCTTGAAATCGGTCTTTTTTTAACTCAATTACTTTAACTTGTTTTTCTACAATTCCTAATTGGTCTGCGGTTGTTTGATATGCTGATGTTAAGAATCCATAGATACCTAATGATGTAATTACCATAAGTATACCAACTGCAAGGGTTAGATACCATTTCATCCACCCTGCTTTTTTCCAATTGTTATGTAGGTATGAAGCAGTCACAAGTTTTGCCACTTCTAATGCACCTGCCATAATAATAACTTCAAACTTAGCTCCTGCGAACAAAGAACTCAATCCAAATACTGAATAATAAGCCGCAGAACCTGCTACTGAGAAGGTACTGATAATCATTAATAGGACGAACCCATTTGACCTGTTGAAAAGTTTTTTCATTTTTTTTCCTAAAAATTGGTTTTACTAACTTTTAAAATTGTACTTATATAAGACAAAGTCGCTAAGTCGCTAAGCTTCATCCGTACTTAAGTACTCTATAAATATCAAAAGTAAAAATAATAAAACAAATAAAAACAAGCTTTCCCCATAGTTGTGCCCTTTAGTGTCTACTAAAATTGGAAAGATAATTTAGAACAGTCAGTTCTTTTGCCTTAGCTTCAACCACAATATCAAGGTCATGACCATAAGTTTTAATTTCAGAGTACAAATAATCTGAATGTGCCTGTGCTCGTGCAGTCTCATCCTCAAGTGTTTTTGACTCAGAGTAATGAACAACTGGTTTGACATCACCCCAAGTGGACATCGCCAACTCCAATGCCTCTTGTTCTGATAACCCACCTGTATTGAATGTATGGTGGTGATAATCAAAGACAATTGGAATACCAATCCTTTCGTGTATATACATTAAGTCCTTGACAGAATACATACTTGCCTTGTCATCATTCTCAACAGTAAGTCGTGTCTGAACAGATTCAGGCAACTTCTCAAAGTTTTTACAGAACCTATCCATAGCGGACATCTTATCACCATACACACCATTACAATGAATATTGATTTTGTTGTAAGGAGTGCGAGACAATCCCATCAAGTCAAATATCTCACCATGAATGGTTAAGTCTCTAAGAGTATTGTTTACTACTCGTTCATTTGGTGATACAAGAACATTGAATGGACCAGGATGAGATGTGATTCGTTGACCATACTTTTCTGCCAGATTACCTGCTCCCTTGAGGAGTGTAGATATCTTACGATAATCAGGCATATCTGATAACTTGAACTCACTAGCCCAAGGAACTAAATCAGAGGTCATACGGAACAGATTGAATCCGTTCTGATGATTCCACTTGATAATCTCAATAAGGTCTCTTGTGTTTTGTAATGCGAGGTCTGATGACCTTGTGATTCCTTCCTTAAGGAATGTTCGTTTAATCATACTACGATTTGTAGTAATCTTGTTTTTGCGTAGTGTCATATTGATACACGCGTAACCTAAGTTTGTCATTTTTTATTATTTAATTATTATACAATATACGAAAATTATTTTACAATTCCAAATTTAAAAGTTACCATCTGCAACTTGAAAACAAGTAATACCATTTGCTCTCCACATATCGACAACTTTGTTTCTATCATCGAAGGTACATAGAACATTGTCTTTACCAATATCGTTTAACCAATCTTGTTTTAAGATATCATCGGGAGTAAAATCCTTCAAAGGTCTCATAAACAATCTGCTCCAAGGAACTTTGTGTTTGTTTAACCACGACTTGGTAGTGTGAATAGTACCTTTACTTCTACCACTAAAGATAATAATCTTGTGGTCAGTAGACGCCAACATCTGTGCCATCTTTATAACAGGTATATTAGGTTTATCTAAATTTATATTTTTTGGGTCAAAGAATTTATCCCAATCCATTTTTCCATTTGGTTTAGTAGATATCTTTCTTCTATCATCGATAAGAGCGAGAGTACCATCTAAATCAAAAATTACTATGTTCTTCATACTATTAAACTTTACATAGTAAAGATAATAAAAAAAGGGGACTCTGGCAAGCCCCCTATGTTAAGAAATTGTTAAATCTCATCGTACTCTACATCTGTAACTTCTTGGAGAAAATAGAAGTAACCATCACTTCCTCTGAGTACCATATCGCAGTTTAGATATTCTTTCCATGTTTCCACAATCGGTCTTCTTTCTTCATGGATTTTTCGAATGATTAAATATAGCGTATCATTATGTTGTAACTTCTTATACCTAAACCACGAATATGCTGACATCTAAACTACTTAACTTTTACTGTAATATTCTTTGCTTTCCTATCTTCATACTTTGGAATCTCAATATTAAGAAGACCATCTTTACAAATGGCTGATGTAGAACCTAAGTCGAAGGACTCGTGAATCTTATATTTTCTTTCGAGTTTACGATTATCCTTTTCAGCTTTGATTAAAAGATATCGGTCTTCAGTTTTCACATCAACATCCTTGTTTGATAGTCCAGGAACTTCCAACTCAATTTTCAAAACATCATCCTTAATCCAAGATGTTGGTGTTGAAATACTTCTTGCCTCGGTGTCCCAATTTAACATTGAATCCATAACAGTATCAAAATTGCTATAAAATAAATTTGTCATAATAACCTTTTTTTAATTAAACATTAATTTCTTTGATTATTATAGTACCAATTGTGTACCATTCCATTTTGTAAGGGTATAGTATGACATTATGTCAGTTTTGTAAGGTTATATACTGACACTACTGACACCTTGTCAATTTAAGGATATAGCTGGTCCTTGTTTTATGACACGATACTTTCTTGTGTCCTGGAAACTCTCTTCGAGTTCTAACATTAAACCATCCATTTGAAACATTCGGATAGTTTCATTCATCAACTTTTCATTATCACAAGTTATCCAAAGAGAATCTAAATCAAGTATAACACTAACCTTTGTAGTTTTTGGTTTGTCTTCGGTCTCTGGAGTGAATTCGAACATAGGTTCATCGAAATCCCCATCTTCGAAATCATCGTCCTCAAGTTCACCAAAAAGGTAGTCATGCATATAATAGACTTTCGTCATATCATCTAAACTCATGAAGTAATTAAATTCTGGCTCGTCCCATTCCATGATACTCCTTTTATTATAAGTATGACTCATGGTTTGTCTTTCCACAATTTATTTAGATATTCTAAACCTTCTTTATTGATAATCGTATTATCTGCTTTTATGAAATCAATGTAGATATCAATTATGGTTTGTACAAACTCGCTGGTAAACCTATCCTTCATCTGGTTAAGTTTTGCCCCCATATTAACAACATAGTTAGTATCAGGCGCCTGCTCTGAGTCTATAAGAGAATGAATCTTATTTTTAGCGATTGTGTAGTAGGGTTCTTTTTTAGCGACAACAACATCTCTAACCGATGCGACATAGGTTTCAAGGTCAGACCTCTCACCAAGCGTATCATCTGCCAACATATCAAATATGTCGGGTGACGCGAAGTTCAAGTAATACTTGTCGTGCCTACGAGACCTCATAATCCAGTCGTCATAATCTTCAGTTAAATGCCTATCATTCACTAATAAAAGATTTTATAATCCTAATCTATATTTTTTCTTCGACAACTCAACTGCCTCAAAACAAGTCATGGCTAATTTATTTAACTCGGCCATTGTTACTTCAAATTCCTTATTGTCTATCTGAATGTAACCTACCTTAGTAGCTCCATGTGGGTGATTTGAGAAATCAAATTGTTCGTGTACACGAAAATCTAAAGTGTTGTAGATATTTCCGTACTTCTTTTCGTTTCGTTCCTGTCTTTCTTGAGGAACTCCAAATGAGTGGTTTACATTACCATGCCTCACTTTGGTCTTATTATACTTTTTCATAAGTAACTAATTGTTGGTTATATACCAATAAATAGTTTTCTCAATACTAATAAAGTTAATTTTTCTTACGATTTCTTCGAGAAATTCTATCAAACTTTTTTTCATCGAATTTCATGTCTTGTTTAAGTGGGTGTGTTCTGTTAAAATGTTGTTCTATCTGACAAGACCTACTTGCCCAATACCATGCATCGTACACCTTCGATTGTGGTGGGATAAATAACTCCTCACCCACCACAGTACCAATACCACTCGATATGTAAAACATACCACTTGAATTCATTTGAACCTTTGCGTTAGGATACTTCTTCCTAACTTTTCTTTGGAATGACTTAAACTTCCTCGTCTGAACTTTGTCCATTTACTTTGTTTTTTAAATTCTTAGTAAGACCTTTATGAATATGGCAGGTTGACAATTCCTTATTTACAGAACATCTGTCAACCTTCTTACCATTTTCAAGGAGTACTTCATATACCAAACCTCGTTTTAGTTTAGTTCGTTTCGTCACCATTCCAACTCTAAAGTGGCCGTTTACTTTTAATATAACACTATCTCCTTTTTCGAATACCATTACTTTATAACCTTAATTATTTTTGTTTCAATTACAGAACCAACTTCGAATTCAATTCCTGAACCTTCGAAATCCTTTGTAACTTTCACCTCTGCGTCTGTAACAGACACTGCGTTAACAACATATTGTTCAGTTAACTTTTTCACTTTACCTTTGTCATCTGTGTGATGTACTTTTACTTTTGCGATGTAATACTTCATAATTTAATTTTAATTGTTTAACATATTATCTAATTCTTGTTCATCAACAAGTTTATATTCCCCATTTGGATTTGCCGAATGGGCGTCTTCATATATAGTGTGGTAGAAACTCACGAAGTGTCCTTCACCGATATCTACCTTTCCTGCAGGTATCACTACATACCCATAGTTTTCCCCCTGGTCTTGCCAATACTTAGCATCCCTTGGGAATTCATTTAATTTTGCCATTTTTCATTTTATTAATTAATGTTTCTAAATCTCTACCTTTATCGGTAGTCTTGTATGCCAGTTTGCCATCTTCATTGACTACCATACTAACCAATCCCTTATCTACTAAGTTGGACAATGCCATATCAGTTTCGTATCTTTGATATAATTGGTATGCGTCCACAATAACTTCAGAAAGAAAATCTTGTGACTGCGATGTTTTTAAACCTTGTTTGATATAGTCTGCGAATGTATCCCAATCGTTTATATCAAAATTACCTTCCATAAGTTCTGAGACTATTGATGAGGTCATGTCTTTAAGTTCTGATTCACTCCATCTCATCTTGTTCATCTTTAAATTCTACTAAACTATCTAAATAATCCATTGAGTCAGAACTGCCTATTAGACAATCCACCTTCGGTCCGTTGTATCTATTCAACACCGACTCGGCGCCCCAATCTTCAACCATCTTTTTAAGTTCTTGTATGGTTGGTAAATGTACTTTATTAAATCCCATCTTTATTTTTTTTATCCCAAAAATGTTTCTCGTTTTCTTTTCCCATCTTCTTGATTGAATCCCATTTCTTTTTATCAATAGTGTCACCTCTAAGTGATGCGTCAAGGAAACTTATCTTTTTTAATTCATGTGAATTTAAAGGTCGACTTTTTGTTTTTAGATACGCTGATTTTGAATCAAGATATTCTAAGAACCAATCGAAATTATGTTGAGCCATCTTGTCAAGTTCTTTATCCGTAAGAGGATTTTCAGGGTCGTACTTTGTAGTCATAACTTTAAATATACAAAAATTTTACTTATTTACCAAACTTTGTCTGTTCAATTTTTCGATGAGGTAAAACTCATAGACTTGTTCTGCGTCCATCAATCTACTCTTCATAACCTTATCCCAAAGACAAAATCCAAATTCTTTTTCTAATTCCTTTTTAAGAAGGTCTAATGTTTTTATTTCATCACGATGACCTTCCTCATCTAATTTATTTGCTCGGACATTTTTCATATAAGACTTTTGTCTAGCCTCATTTACATATCCCCAATAGTCATCTGAATTTGGATTCTTATAGTAACCTTCCATTACCTCATCGTAAATGGCAGAGGCCAGCTTTCTTGCTGCCTCTGCCTCTGAGTAATAATAAGAGTAATCGAAATCACCATTGTTAATTTTTTCTATCAAGGGTTGTTTTACTGATAGTTTTTTCTTCCTACCATTTGTCCACCATCTAAATTTGTTATATCCCATATCTTAGTAAGGAGCTTCTACTTCATCAGTATTAAACAAATCTTCATTCTCTGGAACCTCACCCAAAAACTTTTGGATGAATTGTTTCATATAAACTCTTTCAGACTGAGCCCCACCACTTTGGTCAAACATTGGGTAGATAGTAATCTCAGCAGCTTCACCTAATTCGAAACCATCATAGAGTAGAGAACCAATCTCAACTGCCGTTCTCGTAGACAAGGCGTTACTTAACTTAGGAGTTTCTGACATCAAGTCAGCTCTTGTCATCGAAGTAATCTCAGCAACATTAGACAAAATGTTTTCATCAACTGAAGGATACATCATTTGAAGAAGTTGAGTTTCCTCTTCGTGAGTTAGAGTGTCCATTTCGATAACAGTAAATCTGTCTAGCATCGCTCTGTCAAGAGCTCTTGTAGCGGTGTACTCATTACCGATGTTAGCCGATGCGATGAAGGAAACACCCTCAGCGACTTTGACAACAGGAGCGTCAGCCGCCTCATCCAATCTCAAGTATCTTTGACCTTGGTCAAGAACCGTCATTAGAATGTTGTGAGCCTCAGGGTGAGCTCTCGTCAACTCATCAAGAATGATAACAGTATTTGGTGTTTGAATCGCCTTAACAAAAGGTGAAGTGTTGAACACAGTACCTTGTTTGGAATCGAACTGAGTGTTACCAATCAGAGTTGTTCTTGGGTCTTGAGTAGAACCAAGGTTGATGATGAAGGTGTTGAAACCTTCGAGTGAATTAGCCGCTGCTTTAGCCGCCATAGTTTTACCACAACCGGCAGGGCCAGTCATCATAATGTTTTTACCTCTAAGAATGTTTCTTACCAAATACTTCCACTTTAGGGACTGCATGAATAACATCTTAGGTTTTAGACCTTCTGACTTTTCGTGAATGAAACTAAGAACATCAGAAGTCATCGCTTCAGTAGCGACAGAAACAGGTTCAGGTTTAGAATACTCAAGAGCGACAAGACCACCATTAGGAGCGGTGAAGTTACCAACTGGCTCAAGGTTTTCTTCTACCTTAGATGCCGGAACTCTTGTAAAGTCAATCTTACCATCAGTTAGTCTACCACTAACTCTAACTTTGAACCCATACTTGTCGGGTCTTTTGAAGGATTGTCTTACCCTTTTGTAAAGGTTAGTACCTTCTTCATTGAACTCAGGAATCAAGAACTGCTTTCCTGCCGAATCTTCAAATAGAAACTTTCCATCTACTTGAACAATCTTTCCGAATACTGATTTTTGTGCTTTCATCATTTTTACTTTTTAATTATTAATTACTCTTATTACTTATTACTCTACTAAAGTACGACATTAATTTGACAATTCCAAATTTCTAATGTTAAGAAATTGTTAAATTTTCACCTCGAACTTTTTATTTAATGTTTTGGCTAACTGAGTCATGTTATCAACATTGATGAACTCCGAATCCTTACCATACATTTCCTCAAACTGAGTCTTACTACTTCCATAGTACCCATCAGAGATAAAGTAAGATAGGACACCAACACCTGCGTTTCTAACTTTCTTAACTTGGTCTGCCGTATGTTTTACTGCGTAGTCACCACCATAACTAATTTCTTTGTTGTCAAAGCCAGGCCATCCATCTGAGAAATTGATTAGGTAACTTTCCACACCATTTTTTGTATTGGTCAACTCTTTTAGAATCGCTTCAAAACACAACCCTTCAGGAGTAGTTCCACTTGGTGAAATATATTTAAACAAGTTTACAATTTTAGAAAACTTATCTTTTCTTGAATCATATGCAATCATCATTAGAGGTTGACACCCACTTCCACTATTGTAGTAGATACCTCTATAAGAAATCACTACATTCATATTGTCGGTCATCGATGCTGCCTTTGCAATCGCTACGGCTGCCGTTTGAGTGTTGTACCACTTGTCACCATTCATTGAAGAACTTGCGTCAATCGAGATATGTACTAAACAAGGAGTCGCCGTATTGATATTGATTTGGTCAAAGATTTGGAAGTTACCGAAACCAATCTCGTGTAACATTCTACCATTTAACTTACCACTCTTCATTCTTGGAGTGTTGTCAATTCTCTCTTCGTTTCTTGTCTTAAGTTTCTTACCTAAGATAGTTCCAAGCGTAATACCTTTTCTAACTGCCTCATCATTTCTCTCAACTCTCCAAGTACTTAAGTGACCAATCATATTTGAGTCAATCAATGATTGATTTACATTTCTGATTACATAAGTCTGAACACCTTGAGATTGATTTCTCCAATAACCTTGGTCAAGTCCTTTGCCTGTAACCTCAGTTTCGATATCAGCTTTATCAAGAACATCAATTTTCTTTTTGTCAGCCTTAGTGATTGTAGTTTTTTTGATATCACCATCTAAGAACTTCTTTTGTTTCTCGATAGCGTTATCTAACATTTTCTTTTGTTTATCATTCAAAGGTTGGAAGTCACCGCCAGCACCATTCTTATTACCGAGGCCAGTTGGTTGAGGACTGCCTTCTTCGGTAGAACCACCATCCTTACCATCATCACCCTTAGAGTCTTTACCTTTACCACTTCCGTTACCTTCCATTGGTGAACCATCGGAAGTTGGTTTGTCATCAGAAGACATCTCAGACTTACCATTAGTATCATTGTCATCACCACCCATTTCTTTTTGAGATGATTTAGATTCATACTCATTGTCTTGTACATTTTGGTGGATAATCATATAAATCTGACCTGCCACTTCGAGTGCGTCATTTGATGTTCTTAGTCTTGAAATATTTTTAAGGTCAAGAAGATTCCAAATCTGTTTCAATCCTTTAAGAGCTTTGAGGTCTCTGTTAGCGTTAGTGATGTTAATCAATCTAAACATATAAGAATCCCAAGTCTCGTCTCTATGTTCTGAAGACTTAAGACCTTTGTCCACTACATTAGAGTGGAAGTACTTGTTATACATTGACTCATAGTACCCTCTATAACCAGGCGCTGATTTGTAAATGTAATTGTCAATTCGTCTGTCCTCAACATAGTTAAGTAAATCTTTTAACTTACTTACAATGTCTTTTCTTTTTGACCACCATGCGGTAGAATACTCATCACCATCTTCAACCATTTGAATATATGATGATAAAGTTTTTACCCAAGGTAACATAGAATTTGGAAACCCTTGAAGACCATTGTTGTCCATCAGAGTTTTTAACATTTCGAAGTCAGTAAGTTTGATGTGAGAACCTTCGTGAAGTGCTAACCCAACCACAGGGTCAAATTCTTTGTCATTCATTTTAGCTGATATAACAACCGATTTACCATCGGTGTAACTATCATCACCCCTACCATTAAAGGTAACGGGAATAGGTTGGCCTGTAACGATACTAACGAAGTTACTGATTGACTTTTTGTATGCCATCAACTTCATTAAGTCATTAGACTTCTTCTCAATTTTGTTAGGTTCATTATCCGTATCCCATATTGACTTGTCAAGCCAGAAGGAAGAATAATTCATGTGGTTTGTATTTCGCATAATTCTCATTTTTTAATCTTACAGTATAAAGATAAGACATTTTTGTCTAATTGCCAAATTTCTAATGTTAAGAAATTGTTAAATTTTGCCTTTATGTTTTTCTTTACGAGTATAGTGTTTCTTGCTTTTATGAGGCATTGGAACCCTGAGTGAATCTCTCCACTCTTGAAAGGTAAGGGTTACCTTCTCTAATTTGATATTTTTATCTGATTTAGCCATAATGCCTTATCTCTTTCTTTACTATGTAAAGATAGTGAATTAAGTTGGTATTGCCAAACTTTAAATGTTAAAATTTTGTTAAAGTTTTCAACACTATATGTTAATAACTATTATAGTTTACCTTCGTCTCGTAGATTTTGACGAATTTTTGTAGCAGATATATCGTGAATATCGCCTGGTGGGGTGTGTTCTATTATATCGTAACCAACACCTCGACCATAGTTTACAGATTCAATATCAGGTATTATTATTATTCTAACTCTACCATCATGTATAAGGTCTTGAAGTTCTATATGTAGATTCTCGTATACTTCTTGTGGTGTATATGGTTGGTTCTCATTCGGTTCAACATCACGAATAGCAACACAAACATTCTTACCTTCGTTTAATCGTTGGTCGATTAACCATCGGTGTCCTTTATGCCAAGGTTGCCACCTACCTATGAATAGTGAGTACTTCATTTAATGTTTGTATTGGTAGTTTATCATCGGTACATAACCATATATCATCTGTACCTATTTCCATTGCGTCTGTATGGTAGTGTTCTCGTCCTCTAACTTCTTGTGTAAACAAGTAAAACATTTTAGGGTTTAAATCTAATAGTTCATCTCGTACATCTTTGTATGGACCAACAACTGATATGACTACATGAAAGTTTTTATGGTGAAGGAATCTGGCAATAGTAGTAACCTTTCTCATATTGTTCTTACGGCCCTCTTCACTATAATCAGTATTACTAAACACCCCTCTCATAAAATCACCATCGATATGTATTACAGGATTACCAATGGTCTTATATTCAAAGTGTTCTTTTAAAAGTTTTGCTATCGTTGTCTTACCTGCGCCGGGCTGACCATAGAACCAATATATCATCCGTACAACCAATTGTCAAGTTCTTCGACTTGAATTAAACCTAAGTCTTCTTCTCGATTTGCATCCATGATATTAAACTCATAAAACGGATTGTGTCTTTGTACGATTGGTGTATCCATAAAGAAATTATTTTGAACAATACCAATACCCCAATCAGTATCTACTACGCAAACCTTTAAATCTCTTCTACTTGTTCTTAACTCATAGATTGCTTTCCATACCGTACCATTCCATTCTCTATATTCACCATCCACCAAGTAGTCTTCTCTTGCCATAAAAGAATTTGGTGGATTACAATCGTGTAATAATATGTAACCATTTGGATTTAGATATCTAAGAGAATTGTGAATGTCTTTTTTTACCTGATAAGATTTGTGTAACCCATCTATGAATACAACATCGAATCTATCATTAGGTCTTCTATCATCCATGAATCTAAAAAACTCATCAGATGTCATCTTATGGTCAACAGGATTTTCTTCGAACTCAACGCCAGGGTCTACACCCTCTTTGTGTTCACATTGTACTTTGTCAAAACAATGAGTAGGGTCACATACACCGATTTCAAGATACTTTTTAAAATCGTTCTCTTTTATTAGTTTGTTTATAATATCAAATCTATACATAATAAAATTTATTGTAGCCCCTAGGAGAATCGAACTCCTCTTTCCAGGATGAAAACCTGGCGTCCTAACCGATAGACGAAGGGGCCAGTATGTTAGAGCGGAAAGGTGGAACTGCCCCACCATCTCCACATTGGTAATGTGGCGAGTTTCTTTTAACTCTTTTCCCGCTTAGAGCGGAAGGTTGGAACTGCCCCAACTCCTTTGTACTGGATGTACAACGACTTTCTTTTAAGTCTTCTCCCGCGATTGTTTACACAATATACAAAATAAAATTGACATGGCCAAATTTTTAGTGGAGAATATCGGAGTCGAACCGATGACCTCTTCGGTGCAAGCGAAGCGCTCTAGCCATCTGAGCTAATTCCCCAATAAAGATTTATCCTTTTAACAATTCCTTTTTATCCGATTCGGATACAGGAATGTCGTGACCATATTCTTTACCAAAGTTTTTAGTAAGTACCGACAACTTACCAGTTGCGGATTCTAACTTACCTAATAACTTATCGATTTCTTCTGTGTGTTGTGGATGTTCACCTATCGCAACAGGTGATTCAAAGTAGATTGATAATGTCGCCCTTGCGTCCATTATGTCTGCAGTATACTTTGCCTCTAAGGCTTGGTATAATCTTCTTGATAATTTACTCATAACAAATTTGTTTTTAATAGTTAACTTTATATAAATATAATTTTATTTTTAATCAACGCTATATAGATTATATTTTAGCGTTATCTCTTCGTCACTTGGAATTGGTCTAAGTGTAAACAACATTAGATTTCCATCGACATCTTGTCTTACTTCACAATTGGGAGTATCACTATGATTTATAAATCCACCTAATGGTGTTCTGATATATCCGTTTTCAAATTTATCATTAGGTACATGAGTGACTCCGATAAATCTTGCGTGTGGTAATGACTTAGTTGAGTACAATCCCAATCCTTCAATTTCAGATTGTTTAATTGTAACTTCTTTTGGTAGTGGTCTATATGTCATGTGGTTGGGTTAATGAATTATTATACATCTCTGTTCTGTATTGTACACCGACACATTCATTCAATGCGAATGTAATCAAGTCTTTTTCAAAGATATAGTTGAGGTCTGTTCGTGGTGTTTCACAATATAATGCTGGTAGGAATTCGTCAACAGCAAATATCATTTTTTTATACTTGTCCAAATGATTCTCTACTAACTTTTTAATTCCGTTTTTACTTAACATCAATGCGTGGGTTTGATATGAGTAGCCAGGTTTACATATCATATCATCTATTGGAGTATCTTGAACACCCTCAAATCCTGTTTGAAGTAATCTACCTAAATAAAATAAATCATAGTTCATAGACTTTACTTTATCAAGTTGTGACCAATCCATGGGTTTTTCAAATACAAGGTCATCTTCATATACAAGTATATTATCATACCCATTCTTATATGCATCTTCCCATATAGCGATATGAGATAGTGTACATCCAATCTCACCTAATGTAACATCTCTTTGCCAGTAACGATTAGCATTGTCTTTTACATAGACATCACTTGTATTTAAGTTCCAATCTTTATATGCTTTAATCCCCATCAATTGCATATGATGAGTTGTCAACTTCCTACCATCAATACCAAGTACTTCAAATGGAACTTCATGTGGTAGCCCAACCTTGTCTATTTCTTTTAGAATAGATGCGATGTGTTCATCACTCCAATCTAAACTAACAATGTATATCTTATCTATCGCCTTTTCGGTCATGTAACTCCTGTTGTAGTTTTTGGATTTGTAGTTTGTCCTTTTGAGTTTGAGGTCTTTTCATTTTCAACTCAAGAATCTTCGCAATGATTTCTTTGTCACTCATTTAGTTTTTCTTTTTCAATTGTGTTATTATATCAGTTACAAACTCACCTGCGTAAACCTTAGAACCAACACTCCACTTAGTGTTAAATGTTTCAGCGACAGTCAACGCATCCCCACTTCTATATTGTTTGTCGGTTTTAAAATCATAGATGGTAAAACATGCGCCGTCCATTTCTCTTTTAAATACCCATTGTTTTTGAACCTTACCATCGGCACTTGGTTCAGAGAATGTCGGTTCACCGAATGCTTGAATTAATTGTTTATAAGACCATCCAATAAGATAATCCTTCTTACTCGTCCCATTACATAAGGTGGACGCTAGTTGTTTGTCTCGAATTAAATTGTATTTCATAGTGTGTTTTTTTTAATTTTTCGTGTGAAAAGGAAACTTCGTTTCCACCTTGCACCTTTGCACCTTGGCGGCTTAGTCACTTTTTCATATTGTCGAACCACGATTTCCAAAAGTTGTACCAAAATATCCATGCCGTTATCGGCCATAGAAGGAACGCCCAAATCCTTTGTTCGGTTGAGGGGTTGTAAGGTTGAGTCAATGCTCCCTTTCTATCCGCCCAATCCAATATAAGATTTATTATGATTGTACTGAGACATCCTACTATGATATACATAGATATATAATCAAATGTTGTCAATGTGTTCATATTATTAATTTAGTTATCTATAATTATCTGAATCGGATATAGTTGTACATAGGTTCTTTTGGGTTACTCGTAGGTACGATACCTTGTCTATACGCTGGAGTATTAGTATCATATCTTTGAATTCACCAAAATTTATACCATGGTTTAGGCGTCAACTCAATCTCATCTATCAACCACTTCAATCTCTCACCTGCCATCATTGAACAATCCGATTCACATAACTCTGCGATTTGTTTCAATTGTTTTACTATCTTATTATTATCCATGTGATGATGAGTATGCCGAGTTCGTTGCTTTCTCTAACAACCAACTTGATGATTGAACTTTATCTCCAAGATTCCATACCATATCTACTCCCATAGAATTACAATAGTCCTCTTCTGGTACATTACCCTTTCCTCTATCACCACCATTTCCAAATGCCATAGGTAGTTTATCACCAATGAATCTATCATTAGTTCTATCTTTATAATCTCTACGGAAGATATTCACCGCAGAATAAATTCCATCACACACAGATTTATCTGTTGCAATTCTTGGATTACATATAATAGTTTTAGTTACTCCCTTTATACGAGACATAATATATTCTCGTTCTTTCTCATCCATAAAAGGTTTCCCTTTCTTTTGAGTCAACCAATGGTCGTTATTTAGAATCACCCAAACTTCATCTGCCATCTCATTAGCTCTTTCAATCATTTCAAGATGTCCTTTATGTACAGGGTCAAACCCACCACTAACTAACATTACTTTATACTTCTTCATCTAATGCTTGTTTAATTTGTGTTAATGCTATTTGATATGAGTCAACCTTACCTAAGCCTTTATCTTCTTCTTGTAACTTACTGGCTAACTGCATTACTTCTAATCGTATACCATATGCGTGTGCTTCGAATAGTATCTCTTCTATATGTTCTTCATTAGAGTAACTCATATCGATTCCATTAAATTATGAATCAATACCGATAGACCAATCACCACCATTGCGATTAAAGAAACCTTAATCCCAAAGAAACTATTCTCGTATTGTTGTCTACTTCTTCCTTGTCTGTAATCCATGTCTTCTTGTGTCATATCCATTTTAATTTAGTGCGTAATCACTTACCTTTGTAAATAACCATGCTTCACCTGCTCCACCTGCGGAGTCTGGTTTCATAACTACCATTTGCATTCCTTTTAGAAAGAACATTAATCTATATTCCTCATTTTCTTTTTGGACATATAGATACTCTTCTTCTATTGTGAATTGTCCTGTTGCAGTTTCCTTACCATCTTCTGTATGTGATACCCTTACAAAAGTATCAACATCACCATAATTCATATACAGAATACTTGACCCATCCCATGATGACCAAGTTCCATAAATGTTTTCATTCGATGATTGGAAACCCATCTTAGGTTTCTCGTTCTGTGCGTGTGTATTAAGACAATATGTTAGTGTCAATAATACAATCATAAATGTGTAAACTTTTTTCATTACATTAGTGTTTTTACAAAGTGAATCGTCCATGCGATTAATCCATTTAGTTGTAGGGCTACTAAGTTCCATTGCTTCCTACTGAATACTTGAACTAATACACAAATGAATCCCATGATAAATAATATAGGTTCAACAGTCCATTGACCTGCCATCAGGAATCCTGCTCCCATATATCCAACTCTTGATGACATTCTTTCCGCGGCAGTAAGCTTTCGTTCTTTAACGAGAGTCTCTAAAAACTTTCGCCATGCTTTTGCTCGTAAGGTCTTTTTATTTTTAGATTTCATATCCTAAATCTCTTCTAATATCTTTTTTAACAACTTGTAAATACTTCCATCGTTTCTTATCATTCACAAATGGTACAGACCAAAATTGTCTTGTCTTACGCCATCTGGAAAGTTTCCATCCGAATACAAATGAGAATACACCTAGCACCAATCTCAACTTGACTGAGTTGAGATATAAGGTTCTAACAGGTAGAGATGGTGCTCCATGTGTGATGTATGTTCTTACTTTCTTATCCTTGAGGAATGGTTTCGGATATGCATATAGTTTAGTAAAGTTAACAAACTTGTATGCAAATCCTGGAGTCAATACCTCATCGAAAAAGATTTCCATTCGTGGTGTTAGTCTGAACCACCAAACAGGTGATATAAAATAAATTCTATCAGACCAAGTTACTAAGTCTTGATAAGACTTCATTAATTCTTCTCGTGGTCTTTGAAAACTATCTCTATATAAATCAATAATTTCCAATTCCTCTTTATCCTTATGCTTTCTCAGTTCTCGTTTAAGAGTCTTGAGAATACCATTGTAACAGAATGACTTCTTATCAGGATGTCCTATAACTATTAGATTCTTCATTAGTTGTTTAAAGGTGCTTTAATTCTTGGGTGTGACTGATAGTTGATTAATTCATAATCAAACTCCCCATTCATTATATCTACATTAGATACCTTTAGTTCTGGTAAGTCGTAACCAATTCTTGTTGTTTGTTCTTTTGCTTGTTCAATATGATTATTGTATATGTGTACATCGCCAAGCGAACCAATCAGTTGGCCAGGTTTGTATCCAGTTTCTTCACATAGTAATAGTAATAGTGTACCATACGATGCTATGTTGAAAGGTAACCCAAGGAAGACATCAACGCTTCGTTGATTCCATTTAAGTGATAACTTGTTTTCTGAGTCTACATAACATTGGAATCCATAATGACAGGGAGGTAGTTTCATTAAGGAAAGTTCTGAGACATTCCATGCGTTGACAAGGTGTCGTCTTCCATGTGGGTCTTCTTTCAATGATTTAATTAAGTTCTTAATTTGGTCATGACCATCCCAATCCTTCCATTGTTTACCATAGATAAATCCAAGGTTACCCCATTGTTTTGAGAAGTCATCATCCTCTAATATTTTTTGTTCGAATTCTTTGACATCATATTCAGGGTCTTCTAAGTCCCAATGATGTACTCGTTCATATACTTTGTATGCATCGCCAGTCCAGATGTGACAATTGTTTTGTAACAAGTATCTCAAATCAGTCCTACCTTTTAAGAACCATTTAAGTTCAGTCATCACAGATTTGACTGCCATCTTCTTGGTGGTTAACAAAGGAAACCCATCACACATACAATGTCTGATTGTGTAATCAAATAAAGATTTAGTTCCGTAGCCAGTTCTGTCGGGCTTATCGTAACCGATATCTAAAATTTCGTCTATTAGGTCTATGTATTGACTATCTATTCTATTCATGATTCTATATTACATTGTGTAATATACAAATTTATTTTGACTTATCCAAATATTTTTTAGTGTATTTTTCTAAAAATGATTCACCAACTCCGACATCTAATATCTTACTACCGACTGGTATCCTTGTACTACGAGGAGCCAGTAACTTATCTACATGAATGTCAAACGCCTCCACTCTAACCTTCCTACCTCGTGGTGGTATGTATGCTACTATTGTTTTCATTTTCTTGATAGGTGTTTGATAAAGATATGACCTGCCTTATAGTTGGTTGCCAATGGTACATTATGTACATCACATAACCTCATCAACATAGACACATCAACTTCGTGTGCGTGTTTTCCAAGTGGGTCTCTAAAGAATATGACTGCTGATAGTTTACCTTCAGAAACCATACTTGCAATCTGTGCGTCACCACCAAGTGGACCTGACAATACTTTTTCTATTCCGTTTACTCCGGCGTCTGTCATGAACTGACCTGTCGTTCCTGTTGTTACGATATCTACATCGTCTCTATTAAAAAAGTCTAATCGTTTCATAACGAATGAAACCATTTCAGCCTTTTTACCATCGTGTGCTATTAGTGCTATTTTCATAAATGTTTATTATCTAAATGAATTATTTTTCCTAAGTGAAGTTCCCACTTGTCTGTAAGTTTCTTGTCGATACATTCGACCACCATGTGTGTGGGGTTCTTGTGATATGCGTACTGAAAGTATATGTACTTGATGTCTTTATCTTTCAGCCGTTTAGTCCAATAGGGTGTGTTGTCTCTATACTCTATTGGTTTAGTCCCATTCATAATTCTTTCAAATGGGTCTCTCATCAAAACTAAATGTAAAACTTCTTTATCTTTCCAAATCATTTCCAGGGTAGCATTGTTATACCTATTTTGTTAAATATAAATTCAAAGATGATTACGAAAAGAATTCCACCTATTATTTGCCATGCCCAAAACTTCCAACCTGTCAACCCTTCTTGCCACTTACGGAATCGACTTTTCTTTGCCCACTCGTATAGTCCTAACTTAGAATTGATTTTGTCTGCCCACCAACCCATATCGAATAGGTTACCAAACATAATTAAAAGTTTTTTCATTTCTTTTTCTTTTTTGGAATTATATTTCCGTTCTCGTCAACCTCAGGTGCGATTTTCATTTCATAAAAAATCCATAACCAAATAACACCTAATGTTATAAATACGACTTTTACCATAATCTAATATTTGTTTCTTTTTTTCTTTGGTTGGAACAGAGGTATCGTTACCGACATACCTACTCCACCAAGAGTTGTGGCGAATATATCTCTTTCATCGAAATCACCACCCCTTATATTATCAAGTAATTCTTTTGTAATCCCTGCAACAAGTGATGTACATAAGCCAGTTATCATCGCCCTCTTTTTATCTTGATGTTTATTGTAAGACCATGTGTAACCTATTGCTGATGTAACCATCCCTGCACTAAAGTGTAATTGTTTATCATTTTCTTTTAACAATACAAATGGATTGTATGTTGATTGACCAAACATTGTGGTCTTAATAAA